CCCTACCCCTCCCCCCACATTCCGCCCAAGAAAAAGCCCCCCATCGCTGGAGGGCCGCCAAAAATTTTCCTACGGTCAGGGTGCAGTCTCCGCCGCCTCCTCCACGGCTTCCTCACCTGCGTTACCCTTCCTGCCCTTCATCGCCTTCAGGAGGTCAATAGACTTCGCCATCACTCCCACCTGCTGTTCCAACCGTCCCTGACCTTCCTTCAGCATGGCAACGTCTGCAATCAATGCGTCGAGGTCGATGCCCTCACCGTCCACCATAGCTTCCGCGTAGCTGTCAAAGAAAGCCTGTGCAGTCAGAACCACACCCATCCCCGTGCCGTCAAAGACCACGTAGTGTCCAAGCGGCAACGTCACTTCCTTCCAGTCGTATTTAACAACAACGACTGGACCACCGGCACGCTCGGAACGTTCACACGTGCCACCTGCCGCTTCAACATCCGCTGAAAGCTCTGCAAAGTTATCGCCGCCAGACTCATCGCCCAGCGCCACAAACTTGAAGGCTACAATCGGTTTTTCTTTCTTGTATGCATACATAATACACTCCACTTACGCCCGCCAGCCCGTGCAGCCCCATGCCGCCAGTCGCAAGCGTAGCGTGTAAGGCATTCTAAGGGTTATACATTTTTACCTCAATCCTTCCATCAACCCAAACCCTTCTTTACAATCCCCCACGCCAGCCGCAGCCTGCGATAGCGCGAGCCTTTGCAGAACCCCCATACCCTGCGGCTGGCGTCCCCACACTATCTCCGTTACAATCTCCCATAAACCGTTAAGTGTATGGGAGATTTTTTCTGTGTCCTCACAAACCACCACGTCCGCCCTTTCCAATCCGCTAAACCTCAACGAACAGGCAGCAAGCGCGTTGAGGTCTGCCACCACCCCTGCCCAGACCACCCCCGCCGCACGCTCCGCCTCTACCCCTTCCGCCGCCCAAACCGCCCTCTCCCCAGTCGTTCCAGATGACGCCCCGCCCCCGGTGGAGTTCACCCTGTGGGAAGTGCTGGCGTCCGACCTCGCTATCGGTATGACACCCACCCCTGCCATACTGAAAGCCTACGATATTAGCCGTGAACAGCTAGACCTCCTGCAAGCCAACCCCTTCTTCCAGAAGCTGCTGCAAGCCAAGCAGGACGAAATCGCCGAGAGTTCCCGCAATCCGTCGGAGGCAGCCTTCGTGCAGAAAATGCGTTTTATCGCAGACAAGGCAACCCCCCGCCTGCTCGCACGGCTCACCGACAACGAGACGACCAACAAGGACTTCGCGACGCTTCTTCAGATGGTCGTGCGGCTCGCCCGGCGCGAGCCGCCACCGCCACGCGATGACGCACCACTCGCCCCGGCGCTCACAGGCCCTACCGTTACGTTCAATATCGTCGGCGTGCCGGGGTTAGACCATCTGGCGACCGCTCAGGTAGTGCAGGCCCCACCCATCCCGCACGCGCCACCGCTAGAACACACCCCGACACCAACGCCCGACCCTCTAGCCCCCTCCGCGCCCACCACGCTCCTCATACAGTCCGAACCTTCCGCTGATGACCTGTTGCAGATGGGGGTGCTGTGATGGCTACCACCTACCGCGCATACCCCACGATGGAGCGATTCCATGCGGACTACGGCAAATATTTCAACCGTTTCGTCGCCGGACCCCCGGGAAGCGGCAAGTCGGTCGGAAGCGCTCTGGAGCTAATAGGTATCGGGCTGCGGCAAGAGCCCACGGCTGAGGGCATACGCCCCACGAAATTCGCCATCATCCGCTCTACCTACGGCGAGCTGGAGCGTACCACGCTGGAAACGCTACGCCAGTGGCTGCCTCCCCAGTACACCAAAATTAACCGCAGCAAGCCGATAACGGTTCACTGCCGCCTGCCGCTGCCAGACCATACCATCGCCGATATGCGCTTCGAGCTGATAGCCATCGAGTCCTACTTCGACCTCGGCAAACTCGACTCGTACGAGGCGACCGCCATCTGGCTAAACGAGATGACCGGACTGCCGAAAGAGCTGGTGGGTAAGGCAGGCGAACGGGTCGGGCGTTATCCCCCGGCGAATATGTGGGACGACGGCAACAATCACTGCACGCTCTACTGCGTCATCGGGGATTACAACTACCCGCCCAAAGACCACTGGCTCGTCGAGTACCTCCACTCCGGTACGCTGCCGCCTAACACGATGCTCTACGAGCAGCCGCCTGCGCTTATCGAGACGGTCAATCCCGACACGGGCGAGACGACCTACGCGGTAAACCCCCACGCCGAGAACCTGACGAACCTCGACGGCGGGCAGAAATATCTGAACGACCTTGCGACCTACGAGCGCATGGGGCTGACCGATATGATTCAGACCCGGCTCTTGTGCCGCTATGGTCGTGCAGGCGGCGACGGCAAGAAGGTCTTTACCAACTTCGACAAGGACTTCCACGTGGCAGACAACCCGCTTGAGCCCGCCAAGCTAACGGACTGTCTAATCAGCATCGACACATCCGGTATCCACCCCTGCGCGCTCATCTGGCAGCACGTGCGGTCAAAGTGGCAGATAGCCGACGGGATTTACGGCGAGGAGATGGGACTGGAGGAGTTTATCGACGACGTGCTGACCCCGCTCCTTACCCTGCGCTACGCGGGATGTAACACACTCTGCGTCTGCGACCCGGCAAACGCCCGCGACGCGCGCACCGCCATCACGCCTATCGACCTGCTGCGGGAGAAAGGCTTTGATGCCATACCCGCACCCACTAACCGCTTCAAGGAGCGCCTGCAGGCCAGCGAGATAATGCTTAACAGACGCGAGAAAGGAAGCCTTGTGATAAGCCCTTCGCTCGGTGAGCTGGTGGATGCGATGGACGGGGGGTATCAGTACCGCAAACTCAAAGTCGGAGGACTGAACACGGTCTTCTCCGCGCAGCCCGAGAAGAACAAGTACAGCCACTGGGCGGACGCTTTCCAGTACGGCGCGCTGCATATCACATCAAGCGTGCTGTCCGACGATGCGCTGGACAAAGCCAGACGCCTCGCGGCGGCTAGCTTCGCCCGGGCGCGAGCATGACGCGCCTTCGCCTACCGCTTTCCCTGCACCCACACTACCCTGCTATAATCACTAAACTTTTTCACGAACCAGCAAGGACCACCACTCATGGCAGTCATCCAGCACATCGACGATAACCAAGACCTCAAGGCGTCTCGCATTGAGAAGACCATCACTCCGCACGAGGAACTGGGACTTGAGGTCATGCGCCAGTTCCGCCATGCCCGCACCGTTCGCGCTGGCAAACAGGTCGGCGAGTACACGCTCGATAACCTACTGCATGAGTGCTACAAGGCGCGGGACGACCAGTTGCTCTGCGGCGAGGCGGAGCTGCGTGAGAAGTTCCCGCCGTGGGCTGCGATGCCTGTTAGCATCGTGGCGTTTAAGGTCAATATTCTGGTGAGCCTCATCCGCGAGACGCTGGTTGATATTAGCCGTGCGCCGTTTATCGTTGAGCCTACCCCAGAGCCAGAGATTCCACAGGACGAAATCCGCAGCCGGATGCAGGCAATCTACGACGAGATTACGTCCATTAGCGCGCAGGTGGTACAGGAGCAGCAGGCGTTCGTCGCAGGAGCGGTTGAGGGAGGCGCTGCGCCCTCCGACGCGGTAGTTTCATCCGAACTACCGGGGTTGCCTCCCGAAGCCGTCATGGAGCTTCTCAAGCAGGCTAAGGTGGAGATGCGCCAGCAGGTTATCGACCATGCCAAGCAGCAGGCTCGGTTACTGGAGCAAGAGCTGTACGACAAGACGACCGAGGGCGGCTATCGCCGTGCAGTGATGGAGTTTGCGGATGACTTCGCCACTTACCCCTATGCCTGCATGCACGGACCGTTTCCGACGGTGCGCACCGAGAGCGTGTGGAAGGATAACAAGTTCACCGAGGAGACCCGGGTGTCGTGGGTGTTCGAGCGGGTGTCGCCGTTTGATTTTTACTGGACGGAAGACAGCACCAATACCCAAGACGGGACGGCGGTATTTATTCGCAAGATGGTTGGTTATGATTACCTCTACGACTGCCGGGAACTCGCCAAGTCTGACGACAAGAGTGGCTACCGCTTCGACGTCATCGACCAGCTTATCGAGGACGCGCAGGAAGGTCATGTGCCGCGCGAGTGGCTGCTGTGGTTTGACCAGAATCCAGAGGTACGCCAGACGTCGCTGGAGTGGTCGCGCGGGCAGAGTGCAGAAATCCTTATCCGTTATGGGCGGTTCAGCGGATATGAGCTGAAAGAGATGGGCTTTTTGGACTTGGAGGAAAAGAAGCTCTACGAGACGAAAATCATCATGTGCGGTGGGCAGGTTATCTACTGCCAGATTAACAACAACCCTAGCCAGTACAAGCGCCCGGTGTTTACCGCCAGCTTCGAGAGCCGCAACAATTCCATCGTCGGCTGCGGGCTGGCGCAGAAACTCCTGTCGCTTGACAAGGCATACCGCGCTACGGTGAACCTCGCGCTGTACAACCTGTCGCTGGCGAGCGAGCCTGTGACCGAGGTAGAGGTAAGCCGTATCTTGCAGTACGTGCCGGATGACTGGATTGAAGACCCGAAAATCGCACCCGGCATGGTGGTGGTTGCCGACGGCGACCGCATGGGCAACGGTTCACGGGCAATCAAGTTCACCCAGATTCCGACGACCACCGAGTCAGCGCTGCGCCTTGCTAGTTACATCTTCGAGCAGGCGCACGTTATCAGTAACATCCCCGCCGCCCTGCATGGACAGCCTGTGGGCAGCGGAGCGAACCGCACGGTGCGCGGACTGCTTACGCTTCAGGGCAATACCCTGAAACCTATCCAGTCAGCGCTCATGAATCTGGACTTGGGCGTTATCGAGCCGATGGTGACGTTGCTGTATATGCTGCTGGTTATGTACGACGAGGATTTCGAGTACACCGGCGACGCGAAGATTGTCGCTAAGGGCGCGGCGAGTATGGTCGAGCGCGAGATGGACAAGCAGACGGCGATGGAGAATATGCAGATTCTGGGGCAGTTGGGCGAGTTGATTCCAGAGCATATCCGCTTGCCCGTCATCGAGAACCTGCTGCGCACCGCCGACATCCTGAAGCCGGGGCAGACGCTTTCGCCGCCTGTGATGCAGCAGATAGCCTCGCAGTTAGGGCAGATGCAACAAGGCGCACCAGACGGCATACCGGGACAAGCCCCGCAGCCGCAAGGTGCGCCTGTACCGCAGGAGCAAACGCTCCCGCAGACGTGATTAGAGTTTAAGGTGGGCGGCGACGGTCGTCAGGACGCTCTGGAGCGTCTCCCAGCCGCGATTGTCTCGGGGTGGCGGTATGACTACCGGGTTGTGCCAGTAAAGGCGTCTTACGCCGCCTAGTGAGCCATCAGATTCGTATTTGACCGCCCGGTTGTCGCCGAAGCGAACTTGGATTGAACCGAACATGGTGCTGGTTACAATGCCGTAGCCCCAGATGATGTCGTACACTTTGTCATCGACGGTGACGGTTTGGTTGTCTAGGAGTGCCATGTTAATATACCCTCTTGAAGTTATTGGAGAAGGTCATGAGATTACCACCCCCGCTCAGAAAAATCCACGACAGGTTTGTTGCGTGGGCTGCCAGCCAGCGATGGCTGAATGACTACCTCATTGCGTGGGTCACGGAGGACGACGGTCAGGAGGTCGCGTGTATCTATTGCACAATCGTCCGCGTTGCACTAATATTTGGTTTTATTGGATTTATCGTAGGACTGCTGGTGTGATATGCCGCCGAATCTGAAAACAGGCAAGAGCCAAGTTTCCTCCGCGTCCAGCGAGGGGCTAGGGCTTCCGGGTGATTTCCGGGGGCGTGTCCACGAGTACAACGATACGAATCCGGTCGAGAATGTTGTTTACCCCTACGCGAAGCAGAAGCAAGCGCTGCTGGTTGTCCAGCCGGGGCAGCAGATGGTGCTGACCTGCTACGCCGAGTACGACACGACTAAGGTCGAGATTTACAAGGTTATGCCCAGTCAGGGCGTGCCTGTGCAGGGGTCAGGTGGATGTTGTCCGGTGGTTACTATCGGACGGAGCATCATCCTGCGCCGCGCCAAGCTGGAATGCTGGCGGTTGGATAAGTGCAATCCGGTGTTTGTGATTAAGACGCCGGGGTACTACGAGGTCGAGGTGAGTGGGGACACGTCGGAAACAACGGTGACTGCGGTGGTAACACCACTTCAGGAAGTAAATGTGTTTGCCCAAACAGCGCCTTGCGCGTGCGGGTGAGGAGGGAAAGGTGAAGGCAAGGGCTGAATCTGAATACACGCCCCGCGTACTGTTTGACCGGAAGACGCGCGCTATCGACGATTCCGGAAAGAAGGCGTATTCGGATATTTTTTATATCGCACCCGGGGATGCGGCGGTACTGTCGTTGTATGGCGCGCCGGAAGTGTTGAAGGGCAGGGTTACGGACGAGAAGGATGGTATCCTGCAAATAGAATCTGATAGCTGTTTCGTGCTGTACAAGGTGTCATTCGGTCCGGTGGCATCGCTTCATGTCGAGCGTCGTTGCGGCGAGCGGGTGAACATTCAGGATGAGTACGACAAGCTGGTGGCAACCCGCCAAGTGTTCTTCGAGCCTGTGCGCCGCTGCGGCGACTTGTGGACGATGAGCGGCTGCGATAACTACGCGATGCTGAACATTCCGGGGTTCTATATGTTTGAAGTATCTGACCCGGAATTGTTTAATATTACACGTTTGGAAATGGTTAAACAGAATGTGTTTGAAACAAACGCTGTACCGGATAATTTTAAGTTTGGGAGTTGAGAAATGTCTTGCAATATGACCCTTGATGTCAAGGATTTACAGAAACACCTTAAAGACGATTTTGTTAGCAAAGGCGAAATCGTTAATGGCAATACCCTGAAATTAACTCGTGAACAGGGCGGTACAGTTGAAGTCGTTTTACCGGAAGGGCAAAAGATTACGTCTTTCGATTTGGCAAACCGCGGCGGTAAAAATGTTTTGGAATTGAAAACGTCCGACGGTAAAACGTTTACTGCGCATCTTCCAGAGGCACAGCAAACAGAAGACAAACACGTTACTGCTTTTGAGATAAATACCGTAGGCAATGATACGAGCCTGACGATTCGCCGCAGCGACGGTGAGAACTTTGTGGTGCATTTGCCTCAGCAACAACAAGGCGGTGGAGGTGGCACAGACCTTCATATCACGGGGTTTGCCTATGAGCCGAGAATAAAGCCCGGCGAGACTGTGATTAGCCATACGTTGGTTATTACTCGCAGCGACAATAAGACCTTTGAGGTTGAGATACCGATTCCCAACATTGGTGGCAATCCCGGCAACCCCGGAGGCACAGATATTTATCTGACCGATTTGGTTACTGGTGTTCCGCCCGCCGAAAAGCTAGGAGATGTGGGTGATGGATATTACTTTACCAAGAATATTCCCCTGCAAGGTGTACTCAGTAACAGTAATGTCGTAAGCACCGTGCAACCGCATAACCGTTTGTATTTCTCCGCCCAGAAGTCAGATGACCCTAGAGAAGCCGTTGAGCGTCGCCCGGTTATGGATATTACACTCGGTGCAAACGGTACGGAGTTGCGTGTTGTCCGTGATGACACATCCATTACGACACTTAACCTTCCCGCTGGCGGCGGTGGCGGCGGTGGCGGCGCAGACAAGTTTGTGTCGGGTCTGAACAGTACGATTGAGTACGGCGACACCCGAACCGTAGGCGGAGTTTCGTACAGTAAGGCAACCATTACCGCACGCCTCAGCGATGGGACTTCTGTATCGACTAAGTTGCCGTTTGAGGTAGCCTTCGATGAGCGGACTGGAGAGCAGATTTTCCCCGGCGCTGGAGGCGGTGCAGGTTCAGGTACTACCGTGGTTAAAGATGTTGCCCCTAGCACTTCCAAGAACCGTACGATTGTTGTTACGGATTCTAAGGGTGTTACCAAAGAACTTACCTTGCCGGATAACTGGTTTAACGGTAAAGACGGCAAAGATGGTAAAGACGCGGATTCTATTAAAGGGCAATTTATCACGCAGGATATGTTCAGGAAATTCCATGAAGCGAATATTATTGCCGAGCAATTAGCCGCACCGATTCAGATTGGAGCATATATTGGTAACGAATTGCCATTACCGGGTAATATTCAGGCTGGTGAGGCTAAGTTTGTGGTTGCCCCATATCTTCCGAAGTTGGCGTCAGAGTTTGTTATAAATAAACCGCAGGGGGCGCAAGTCCATGAAGGTACTGTCTATAATTCCCCGTTATCAGTACGTCCAGTTAAGGGCTTGGCTACTTCGTGGGTAAACCTGATTCCGGGTTTCGACAAAATTGCACCTGCCGACGCATGGTCATATCTGGAGGCTAAATACTACGGCGAAGAAGGAAGAACCCCGGGGTTCTTGAGCGGCGCGGCGAGTAACACTTGGCATCCGGGTCATGCGTACCGTACTATTCCGCTTGCGAAGCCGTTACTTAGCGCAGATAATATGTTCTTGCCAGTACCGATGAGATTCCATGCGTTTAACTACCACATTCACGGTGCTACTTTCGCTATGGACGTATTTGAGTTAGTGGATATTGCGGATAACGGTGGGCTTGTACAGACCGATAAGATGTTCTACCGCGGTACTATGTACACCCAAACTTTCCCGCATGGGGATGGTTACTTCCCTGCGTTTATATCTGTAGAAGGTTTAGCCCACGCAGAATACTTGAAGTTGGCGTCCCGTTTGTCTAACTTTGTTATTTTCCGTATCCGCGAAATACGCGAGCAGGAAGAAAAGAACTTCGCAGCGGATAAGTTATTCGATGCGTATGAAACTTACGGTGTCGGGCGACCGAACCACGGATAAGGAGAAACTAAAATGTCTTGCTCATCATGCAAACAAGGTAACACGGGTGGTCGGATTATTCCGGTCATCCCGCGTCAGCAGCCGCAAGCCCCGCGGCAAGACCACGCACTTCCCAAAGACGTACGTAACAAACTACGGTATAACGGCAAATGAAAAAGGACGTCTTCATCGCGCTGCCGGATGATTCCTGCAAAGAATTTATTGCTTTCCTCGAAGGCAAAATTGAGCAATGCCGCCGCGACAGCCAGCAAGCTGCGGCGGCGTTCACCCTGAAAATGGACGAGAGCCAGCGAGGGGTGGCGCTCTTGGCTGCGGGTAGCCAGGCAGCGTATGAAGATGTGTTACGAGAGTTCAAACAAGGTATGGGATTGAAATATGGCAAAAATTGATTTTAGTGCGCCGTCTATTGACGAGCGTCGGGCGAAAGCTGCTGCGGCGGCACAGGCAGTTGCACAAGCTGCGGTAAACACGGATATACCGGAAGATGACCCGTTGCTGTACGGCACAGAGGCTGAACCTGAAAACAAGGAAGACGACCAAGACGACGATAGCTGGTTAGACCAGTTGACGCCGTTCCAGTCAGACGATGGGGGAACGAATCCCTACGCGCGTGTAGCCGCACCAGCGACGCCACAAGTGCCGGAAGCACCGAAGGAAGGGTTTACCCCGCAGCAACAGCAAGAGAACCTCGACAAGCTGTATGAGGGGCTGGAGCATCTGGATGAGGATTCAGCGCGTGAGCTGAAGACGAAAATCCTAGACCCGATGCTGACTAAGCAGGAAGAACGTCTGGCGCGTCTGGAGCAGGAACGTCAACAGGAAGCAGTGCAGCAGGCGAAGACACGATTGGACGCAGCAACGAAAAAGATTTTGGCAAAACATCCAAAAGCTGCTAGTATTCTACAAAGCACTCAGTTTATTGAGTTTATTAACTCCGGTGTGTCCAAATACGCCACCGAGAAACCGAGTGATTTATTAGCCGCCGCATATTATCAGCACGGGGACGCTGACTATGTGATTGGCGAACTCGACAAATTTGTCGAGTCGCGGAAGAAGCCGAAGCCACCAGTGGGTGCTGAACCGCAACAAGGTAGGGGGACAAGCGGGGTCGCTCCGGCGAAAGCTGGACGCAAGATGAGTTACGCGGAATACGAAGCGAAGGCACAGGCGATTATGGCTGCGCCGCGCGGAACATATCCGCCTCATGCGTTACGCGACCTTGAATTACAGTACCATAGCCAATAGAGGTTACTAATGTCAAAACCTATCGCTGCAAGTGGTTACAAGGATATATTCGCGACCCCGCTTGGGAAGGGTGTCGAATATGGTGGGACTATTATCCGACGCAACATCGAAGATAGTCTCATCCCGTATATCTGTAATACGACCATCCTGAAACCGCTTACCCAATGTGCCGAACTCATCGAGTTCCGCAAACCCGCCGAAGTCGGCGCATGGCGTCCGTATGAGATGAACCAGCGCCTGATTCCTGATGAGCCGCATTCTGACCGGATGTGCATTCAGATTTGTAATCAGGCATACAAGTCCATCAAAATCGACAAGGAAACCATCCGCCGCGCCTGTAATTACTGGGATGCCTACGAGCAGGAGTTCTTGGATTCCGCTTGGAATAACCTCGAAGAACTGCTTAACAACGATGTCTTGACTGGCATGATGACCCAAGTTGCCAGCTACAACATCGGTAAACAGGCTGGTCGTTATGGCAACATCGACCTCGGTTCGCTGACCGCTCCGATTGACCTGACCCCGGACAACATCGTGGTGTTCTTTGACAAGATGAAGACCACGCTGAAAGAAGCTAAACGCTGGTATCCGGGTGAGATGGTGCTGGTTGTTCCTGAAGCGTTGGAAACCCTGCTGCTGGTTACGCTGTTTAACAAACAGATGTGCTGCAATACAGGGGAACTCCTGCTGTTCAAAGGACTGGTCGCCAAGAACATCCTCGGCTTCACTGTTGTGTCAAGCCCGCGTCTGCGCCCGACGATTGACCCGGCGACCAAGAAGCTGGTCTATCCGGTTCTGGCGGCTTGGAACGAGGCTTACGCCCACACGTCCCAGATTGTTGAAGCGAATCTGGAGAACATTCCGCAGTCCTTCGGCGTGCAGTACAATATGCTTTGCGTCTATGGCGGCGGCGTGATTTACCCGGATGCGATGGCACTTGCCTACGCCTCCTTCTCAACTTCTGGTCTTGCACCGTAAGGGAGGAAAACAATGGCTCATATTCAAATGTGGGTACAAGGCGAACAGTCTCTTGTGTCCCTTGACTGCGGTGAGATTTACAAATTCTCTTGCCCAAAATCCAAGCGCACGGCGATTGAGTACGACCGTGGTTACTTCACCCACACCGCCGTTCTCTCGCCGAACCAAGCATACGACCAACGTGGACAGGAGTCCCAAGTATGGCGTATGCTGCAAGAGGCTAAGGTGGGCGACTACCTTTGGCTGGTGCTTGTTCCGCCGATGCACAAAATCGACGACGTGTTCGCTTACAACGACACGATAATGATGGAGAACTCTTCTCTGGCGTCCTTCGGCGGCATCTCCGTTTCGCTGGTAACAGGCAAGTTCAAAGCTCCGGATGCAGACAAGAACTGCCCGATGGCTGGAGAAGAATCGCACGGCACGCTGGCATTCCCGGAACACACCGTGGCGACGCCTGCTAAAGCCCAGTTCCTGTCAAAAGACGTGACTATGGTAAACGACCTTGAAACGTGGACAGGTGTCGGCTTGAAAATTGACGCACTGCCGAAAGATGGTGCGCTCGCCAACATCACCGGACGTCTGGTAGTTGGCGCGCATACCCGCGACTACGAAGGTCAAATTACCCTACTGTAAGGAGGGCAAATGGCTGACAAAAGCAAAATATCCTCGCTGAAAGCCAAGTCCAAAATGATGAAGCCTGCTTCATCTGCGGAACAGGCAATCAAGGGAAACAAAGCAAAAAAATCTGACATTGATATGCCTAAGAGCATGGGCGATAAAAAGTCCAAACTCAAGGCGAAGTCGATGATGTAACCAGTGCCGCCTTCGGGCGGCGCTTTCAAATATGGGGGAAACTATGAGTGCTTCTGCTGAACGAACTGACCCGATGTCTTTCGTCGGAAACCCGACCATCAAGACAACCGAATTTACTACGACGTACCCGCCGCTGGAGAACGCCGATGCGCCCTACCTGCTGAACAAGGGCAACAACCAGCTTTACCCGAACATCCCGGAGCTGCGCGCCCGCTCGGACGCCTACGTACCGTATTACGGCGAGGTCGCGGTGAATAACGCCAGCGCGGAAGTAACCGCGCTCAACAAGGCGATTGCGCCTACCGAAACCGACGAATCAATGGCTGCCCTATGAGAAACCTTCTGCTGACCTACGCTAGAGACCTAGACGACGCTCGCCCCGGCTATGAGTTTTCTATCTGGTCGGCAGAGCAGCTTTTGGGTTATTTTAACGAGGCGCTTTGTCTGATTGCGACCCGGCGCCCGGATATGTTCACCGTACAGAAGATTGTCCCGGTCGATACCTGTAACCGCTACGTGGACGCCTGCGACTGCGTGAAGGTTCTGGATGTTCTGGGGCAATGCGACAAGAACGGCAAGAACGTTCGCCCGGTGCAGCGGCGCAAGGAACGCGCGACGGTCTGGGCGCAGAACAAAAAGCACCAGAATTTCACCCGCGAGATTAGTTCCTACGAGCTGTTGGAGAAGTCCAGTCTCATCAGGTTGTACCCGGCGAACCTAGACCCGACGGCAGAAATGTGGGTGCTGATTCGCTGCGCGGTAGAACCGAAGGCTTATTCGCTGACAGACGACGCTCCCGACGAGCGCTGCGCATTTTTGGCAGCGGCTTGTCAGTGGGTGCTGTATCGCGCGAAGGCTATCGACGGCGAGTTTTCCCAGACGATGAAAACGCAAAGCGACAGCCACGGTGAGATGTTCGCCAAGATTCTGAACATGACCGAGCAGAGCGACAACGACTACGACGAGAAATATCGGGGCCACCCCGCACCGGCGAACAAGCGTGGTTGACTTTCTGCTACGAGGCTTGCTAAATTACACCCGCCTTATCGAACGGGCGACAACAGTAAAGTGTGATGGCGAGGGTGCTGGTTTTTATCTTCATTTCCCAGCGTTCGATACCCTCGTCTCCTCGTTTGAGCCGTCGAAAGCGGGCAAAAATGGGTTATCAATGGTGGGGTGGGCGTTCCTCTGTGCGCCGCTTTCGCGCCCCACCGCCCTTTAACAGAGGTATTTATGAATAATTTGGAAGTTTTTAACACCATTACCATGAGCAGTCGTGAGATTGCGGAGCTTACCGGGAAAGACCACGGTAACGTTATGCGTGATATTCGGACTGTGCAGGAAGCACTTTCTACGGATTCAAATTTGAATCCATGTATAAAAACAACGACATATGTAGGGAAAGACGGTAGAGAATATTCCCAGTATGAGTTGGACAAGGATACGACTTTGTGCCTTGTTGCCGGGTACGATGTTGTAGTTCGTATGCGTATTATTAAACGTTGGCAAGAACTGGAACAGGTGGCTACTGCGAATCACCCCCAGTTGCCACAGAATTATATTGAAGCGCTGGAAGCCTTGCTGGAAGCAGAGAAAGCGAAGCAAGTTCTTCAGCAAGAAAATAGTGTGATGCGTCCCAAAGCTGACTACTTCGATGGTTTGGTTGCCCGCAATCTTCTGGTAAACATTCGGGACACCGCAAAGGAACTGCGGATTAAACAAAATGAGTTTGTAGCGTTTCTGCTGGATGGGAAATATCTGTATCGAGACCAGAAAGGAAAACTTCGCCCGTATGCCCAGCACACTCCGACGCTGTTCGAGGTAAAAGAGTTTAGCCGTGGTGAGTTTTCTGATGTGCAGACGCTGGTTACTCCACAAGGACGCGAGACCTTCCGCCTGCTGTTACAAGTGCCGAGATTGGATAAAAAATGAGTGAAATCAAAATGTTTGACGCCCCGCTTGGAATGGGGCGTTATTGCATCATAGATGAAACCACGGAAGCCGAGACGCTGTGCGAGCAGACAGGAATTGGACTGCGAACACTAGGACGGATGGATTATGCCGGGCAGGTGGTAACGTTTGTCAAAGACGGGGAATGGCTGGTCGTCGCCCGCATCGCCCACCACGGTGAGACGATGGAAGACGTCCTCTCAACCGTGTTGCATGAGTGTGTTCATGTAGTGCAGCATTTGATAGCAAACATCGACGATAAAGAGCCGTCCCGCGAGTTTCAGGCGCGACTGTCCGAGGAGGTGATGATGAACTTGGTTAAGGAATATTTCCGCCACAGCGAGGCGTTTATGCAGTTTCTCGCAACCTCTAACAAAACCCCGGAGGAATGATGCTATTCGGACAAGAAACCAGACCCATCGCCGACTTCCTGCCACGCATCTTGGCGCACATCGACGGTGTGGATGAGGAGATGGTCGCTATCCTCGCGATGGACGCGGTCATCCAGTTCGTGCGCGATAGCCAGATACTCTCCGAAGTTGTCTGCGTGACCTTAGAGCCGTGCATCGAAAGCTATAAACTGCACACACGGCTGCGTCCCTACGAGGTGCTGGCGCTTCGGGTGCTGTCGCACGGGTATGAAATACCGCTTCATGAGTCTGCGGTTGCGGTGGACAGGGACTTTAAAACGCTGTACGTGCAGCCTAACTACTGTACCGGAGACAACCAAGTGGAGGTCGAGTTCTCTGTTGTGCCTGAACGGGACAGCGAGGAAGTGCCTGCGGTCATCTATGAGGACTGGGTAGAGCCTGTGGTCGCTTACACGCTGGCGCGCCTACACAGCCAACCGGATAACCAGTGGTACAACGTGGGCGAAGCCGACCGCCAGATGAGGCTGTATCAGGAGTTCGTGCGCAAGGCGCGGATAAACCGCGTCAGCCGTGGGCGTCCGTTGCAGATGCGCCTTGCGGGTCGGCGCACGATGTAGTATATTAGCCAAATCCAGTGAAGCGGATGGTAATAAACAGTCGTTATGGCGGGGTGAGCGTTTTCCGAATAGCGCTGCTTCACCGCCCCGCCGCCATTATTCGGAGTTTCCATGAATCTTATTTCTTTACAACAAGCCACCATGACTAGCTTGGATATAGCTGACTTGGTGGATTCTCGGCACGATAATGTGCGCGTGTCTATCGAACGCCTTGCCGGACGCGGCGTTATCCAACTTCCGCCAATGCAGGAAGTTGAAAATAAACAAGCTACTAGCCCAAACAGCAAAAGTAAGGTCTATGTATTTTCTGGCGAACAAGGTAAACGTGACAGCATTGTTGTGGTAGCTCAGCTTTCCCCAGAGTTCACGGCGCGCCTTGTGGACCGTTGGCAAGAACTCGAGAAAGCCGCAGGTACATACCAAATCCCGCAGACCTACCCCGAAGCACTCCGCGCCTACGCTGATGAGCTGGAAGCTCACGAGAAGACCAAACAGGCACTCGAAGCTGCGAAACCAAAAGCCGAATATTTCGATAATCTTGTTTCCCGGAACCTGTTGGTAAACATCCGAGACACCGCGAAGGAGCTGCGGATTAAGCAAAACGAGTTTGTGAATTTCTTACTAGGAAACGGTTATCTGTACCGCGACCAGAAAGGCAAGCTGCGACCATACGCACAGCACACACCAGCGCTGTTCGAGGTCAAGGAATTTACTCGTGGGGAATATTCGGATGTGCAGACCTTGGTTACTCCAACAGGGCGTGAGACCTTTCGCTTGCTGTTACAAGTGCCAACGCTAGAAAATAAATGATTACTGTTTATATTTTATAGGAAATTTGACATGAAAGAAGTAGTAAGCCTTGGTTCCCTGAAAACCGTAGAAGAAGCGTTCGATGTAACGCGCACGGATATGCACGACCTGCTAGAGGGCGGTTTGCTCTTGTTCGAGGAAGTACTGGTTGCCGTGTCTATGGAACGTGGTTTGCCGTGCGCAAAAGTGTTTTCTCCTGAACATGGCTCGTACTGGGTGTTTGACAGAGAGCTTGTTCTTTCTGAACTAAATGAACGGTTTGGATTAAGCATAAGGTAAATTAGTGGCTGATTATTCTTTTGATACAACTGGGTTTAAGTCTTTATCAGCTTATACTGGAATACCCTTTGACGATAAACCTTATAATTACTGGCTTACTTGGGAAGCTCGCGCCAAGCGTTTGTCTAACGAGATGGGATATATATCAGTTAAGGTTTACCAACCTGAAGGTTCGGATTACTTCGACTGCTGTATGTTTCATCCTGATGTGCTGGCGGCGTTAAATATGAAAGCCTGACAGTTACCTGCTACAATAGCCCAACCCTTTAATTGGTTGGGCTTTTTGTTTGCCCACGGAGAACCCCATGAGTCTTGATTGCAAGAAACCGAAAGTCTGTATCCCGACCCCAGAGCCGCCTCCGCACCCGCCTACCCCGCCATTCGAGGTGTGTATCGCGATGGACTACAAGCTCACGTGGGACGGGACACACGCGACCCTTGAGCGGGTAACGACCACGCCAGACGGGTCGTACACCATGTTCAACGTGGTAAACGGCTGCATCGTTAATCCCGGCGTTGGCGACATCCCGACCTACACCCCACCTTACTGCAACCCAAACCCCGGCGACTGCCAGCAGGGCGGCGGTGCAGGCGGCACGGTGAACATTTCTCACCAAGCGGGCAACATCATTACCAACAACGGCGACGGGCTGTACGCCCGCTGCTACGTGCAGGCTGGACCGGGCATCGTGGTAGTGGGCGTCGGTACGGTGTACGACCCCTATGTGATTTCTGGCGGCACGAGTGGTGGCGGGATTGTAAACGTCGTCGGGCGCGACGGTATCAGCGCGACGGTGGACGACAACAAGGTAGCCTACGTGGGACTGACGTCCACAGGGGTTACGCCCGGCACGTTCCGGGGGCTGACTATCGGTGTGGATGGGCGGGTGTATAGCTACGACCCCAATCTGGACGGCGCAGGCGTTCGTGCAGGTCGCGGACTAGAGAGCCACAACGAGCAGGACACGCTGGTTATCGAACACCCGGCGCAGCAAGTTTCGGGCAGTATCGACGTCGGTGGCTGGCGGCTTTCTCACAACGACTCCGGGCATTTGCAGCAGGCACAACAGCTTGCTGCCCCCGTAGCCGACGGGTGCTACATGGTCGGCGGGACGGAGGTTTGTTTTACCAACGGCATCGCGACCAGCGTCGGCGCAGGCAACGGCGGCGGGGGTGGAGGCGGCGGTGGCGGCGCTCCTGCACCCGGCGCGCTACGCGATATGATTCGCGTGGACTTGGCTTCCACCGGGGCGACCGGAACGCGCATCGAATATTTCGGGCAGCGGCTTCAGTTGACCTTCGATAACCCCGGGCAGCTACGGGTACAGATTCCTAGCTACGTGACCGACATCAGTCAGGTTAGCGCCAATTCCACGGCGGGAAATTGCACCGCGTCCATCGACCCCGGTTCGGGCAATCTGGTGGTTCGCTATGGCGGGCAGGCTTCTGTGGATGCCCAAGTCATCACGATAGCGTTCAGGGGCTGATATGCTGGCATGGGAGAGTTATGAGTTCGCGGGCATAGTACCGCGCCTGCGCAAGAAGCAGTTGCCGAAGGGCTACGCCACCATCGCGCACGACGTGGATTTGACCCACGGCAGCATCAAGGCGTTTCTGGAACAGCGGCACATCAAGCAGGTGGACGCAAACATGGTGCGGCTGTACGTCTGGGGTTGCGATATTCTCGTCTGGGGCAAGTGCGTCGATGTTGCCGAGTGGCTACCGGATTGTCCGCGCCTGTTCGTGACCGGGAACGCCGATTATCCGCAGGTACTAACCAGCGAGAACAAGCGTCTGGTTTATCGCCGTCTAGGTGTTCCAGCCCCGCAGGGCGCACCAGTCGCCCGCGCGAACAACGTGGACACCGACCGCTCGCGTGCGGTGGCGTACATCGTGACGTTCGTGAACAGCTTTGGCGAGGAGAGCGGACCATCCAATCCCAGTAACGATGTGGTTATCGAAGATGGGCAGCAGGTGCAGCTCACTTTCCGCTACAACCCGCTCATCGAGTACGACATCAAGAAACTGCGGATTTACCGCCGCGAGACGGGCTTCCGTACCGGGCTGGAGAAGGAGCAGGAGCTGGAGACCCACTGGTTCTTCCTGACCGAGCTGGACGCCAATGCGCGGGAATTTACCGATAACACGAGCATCATCAATCTGGGGTGGGCGTTCGAGGGACTGGACACTCGCGAGCCGCCTGCCAAACTCCAGAACATCACGGCAATTCCTTCCACGGCAATACTAGCCGGAAGTGTGCAGAACAAACTGCTGTTCAGCCGCAACCTTCAGCCACACAACTGGATGCTCTCGCAGGAGATGACGCTGGACGACAACATCATCGCCCTAGGTGCTATCGGCAACAGCCTGTATGTGGCGACAGACGGACACCCCTACCGGGTGCAGGCGGACGTCGGGTGCGACAGCCGCGACTGCCGGGCGGTGCATAAATACACCCAGTCATTCCCGATGATTAACTGCCACGTCGGGCAGGGGGCGATAACCACGCCGTTTGGCTTTATCTACGCCAGCACCGACGGGCTAGTCATGCTGAACGAAGCCGAGCAGCCACGGGTTATTACCAGCGAGGTGCTGTCGCAGGATGACTGGCGACAGCTTGCGCCCCAGACTGCACGACTGGCTTACCACAAAGGCGCGCTGTTCGTAGTCACGGACAACATCAGCTTCATGCTGTGGCTGGACGGAAACACCTACGCCGATACCAAATACAAGAAAATGGTGACGATTTCCGACGAACCCGTCGATATGTTTACCACCCGGCAGGGCGAGCTGGTGATGCTGTTCCGCGACGGTACGGTTAGCCAATGGAACGCGGGCAACCGCCTGCGCCCGTACAAGTGGTTGTCGGCGATTATTGATACCGGGTTTTTGTTCGACCTGACCCGGTTGCGTGCGCGGGTGCAAGACCACGATACAGAGATTAGCATCATCTCTGACCGCGCCCAGATTTCAAGGAGGTTTCCCGTAGGTGATAACAATATCCCCTTCGGGCGGCATGGACGCCGACCTGAATTTACGATACTGGCGGAAGGCACGGGGGAGATAACCGAGATTGTCGCCGGGGTTTGTGTGATTGATATGGGGACAAAGGAGACACCGAAATGACCTACCAGATTGTGAGAATGCCGACAGACCAAGAAGAACTCTCGCAGATGATGGAGGAGTACGTACCGTTCCTGAACGCGATGTACACACCTCATGAGCGGGCGATGTTTGGGGATATAGACTTCGCGATGAGCTACTGGTTTATGCTGTGGGACACCGGGGCGGGTTACTTCCTGACCCGGCGTAACCCCGCAGGCGAGCTGGTGTTTCTGGCGATGGTTACGAAATACCAAGACCTCTGGAACGGTAAGTGGCGCATGGAAGTTCACCGCACGGCGGTATCCAGCGCACCGGGGATTGATGGGCAGAAAGAAGTGCAGGCAGCGCTGGATTACCTGAAGCAGAATAGTGGTTTGTTGCAGTTTGACCACTTGTATTTCACGAACTACTACGAAGACGGCACGGAAGAAAAGCGCTTAGTCTGGAAGGTGTGAGATGCCACGCTCTGACAATGACGGGATGAACTTCGACGACCTGTTCGGCAAGTGGGGCGGGAAGCCTGACAAGAACGGGAAGAAGAAAGATACGACGCCGAAAGTTCCGGCGGATAACCCTGCGTGCAAAAACACCGGGGTCACGGATGAAGGGATAGAGCAGTCTTCCCGCTGGAAGTCCATGCTGTCTGCCGCCATCATGGCGTACAACACATGGAATAGCCTGCGCATGGCGAAGTTGCAGCGCGACCTCGCCAGAAAATATTTGCAGATGAGCAAAGACCATCGCAAGTATTACAACGACCGCTTCAAGCCGCTGGAGAAAGACCTCACCAAAGAAGCGCTGAAGCTGAAGAAGTATGAGCGCGACAAAGAGCCGCTTTATACCGGGCAGATGCTGGTAAGCGTGCGGGGGAAGAACGCGGGTCAGATTGACAAGGCGGTGTCCTGTACGGGGCGCTACTGCACCGGGCAGCGAGCAGCCATCATAACCGACCAGCTCCTCAAGCAGGCGACCCAAGAGAGCCTCGCTGCGGGCATGGCACACCGCTACACGGACAAGGAAGAAATCGTCCACAACAATCTGCGGTGGGACAAGCGCGAGCAGGTGCTGAAAATCGGGCGCGACATCCCGGCGCAGGCGTCCAGCTTTGCTCAGCTCGCCGCTGGAATTTTCGGCGACCTCGGCACGCAGGCTGGCAAGGCAGCGGAAGGCGCGATGAGTTTTATCGCCTACGAGAGCAACCGTGCGCAGACACAGTACCCACCGCGACGGGGGGATATGCAGGTGAGCAGCTACCGCTACAATCCTACACCGCTTGAGGAGTTCAAGCCGAAGCCGCCGGATGTGTACGTGAAACCGGAAGAACCGACGCAGACCATAAAAGTGATGGGGTGATAAATGAGCGGATTACCAGTCGTTGTAACCACCGGGCGGCTTGAGCGGGTAAATGACGTTTCCATCAAGGCGTTTCCTTGTCCGAAGGTAAACGACAAGGGGCTGACGGGCGCTTGGTGGTGGGCAGATAAAATCGCCATCGCGGTTGCGCTGTGGGCTACCTACGAGACATGGAAGGCGGCGAAGGAAGAATACAAAATCGGCAAGGACTACTACGACCTTGCGAAAGAACAATGGGATTTCTTCCTCGAAAACTACCGCCCGCTGGAAGACCAAGAGCTGTCAGAGATATGGGCAGAGCCTCCTTACGAGCCAGATTACCCCAAATCCATCGCAGGGCATACCAACACCATAGACAAGGTTTTCGCCGCCGCAGAACGTCATAGGAGCGCCCTCACGGATAAATATTGCGTCTGCCCCGACGTGTCGATGTTCACCAAGACCGACATCATGAAATCAACCGTGCGCGGCGACTCTGATAACTTCGGTCGTCGCTACGCCGAGAAGCTGGCGCAGGAGAAGAACGACATCCGCTGGCAGCGACGCATATCGACCGCCAGTCGTGGACGCAACCTGCTATCCGAGAGCGCCTCCCTCGCCAGTAAGGCGGCAGGGCTGTTCGGGGACTATGCTAAGGCGATGGGCAACGTAGCATCAGGGGCAATGGCGTTTTCCGGCTACGTGAACAACCGGATGCAGACGGAATACAACCCGGTGCGCCAACGCATCAACGCCCGTGCTGATGTGCCGAATACTTACCGGGGATTCGACGCACAGGCTTACTGGGGCGACGGCAGCCGGATGCTGGAGAACACTCCGCGCGGGGGCATTTCGTGGCAGCAAGCGGAAGCCAACGCACCCTACGATGGCGCGGGTGGGGTTGCAGGTTACGACCCGACAGGATATGCTTCCGCTTCAATGAGATAAGGGGACGAAATAATGTACATACCAGATTTATTCGGCGCGTTCATGAAAGGCAAGGAATATGCTAACGACCGTAACTGGAATGACCTCAAGCAGTATGAAGCGGTAGAAGCCGCTCGCAACGCCAACGACCTTTCCTCGCTGGATATTCTGGGGCAGCGGGCGCAGTTCGGTGGCAAGATGAGTGTTTTCCAGAACAACGTGGATAACTCCGCACGGGCAAACGAGGTTGCCGAAGCCGCGCAGCCGGGGCTACTTGCCAACGCCAGCACAGGTAGCATGATTCAGATGGACCAGCGCAGCGCGTTTATGAACAACCGCGACGATTACCAGACCATGCTGAACAACACAGCCCAAGCCAATATCGGTAAGGGCCTCGACGCGGCGGCGGTGCAGATGGGCGCTAACGATTACCTGACGCCTGAACGTGCCGCGCAGATGGGTGGCTGGCGCGGGGAGGACATTTACAACACGGCGATGTCCAACAACATCACCACAGGTCATGCGCCAACGGTTGCCGCGCAGGGCGTCGTAACGAATGACAAGCTGTACGATAATAATCTGCTAGGCTTGGACTACGACCGTGATGTGCTGGAAGGGAATATCAAACGCCAGCCCGTAATCGGTGCTATTAAAGACCGCAACGCCGCCAACCAGTACGCCGACGCGAACACCTACCTGACCGACAAGGCGAAGTTAGTGCAGCGAGAGAACCAGCGCCAGCGACAAGGGCTTCTGAACACGATTAGCAACCTCCAGCGCCAGCGTGCAGCATTTGCCGCCGACCCGATGATGGCAGGGCAGGTGCAGGAACTCACGCAACAGATAGCCGAGTATCAGGCGGAGCTTCAGCGACTGACTGGTGGCGAAACGGCAGGTACGTACATCACCGCGCCGGGTCAGGCGATGGCGACGGTGCGTAGTCTCGTGCCGGGTGGGCAGGTGTATCAGCAGGGGGTTGGTCCACGACCCCTGCAAGGACAGGTCATCATGCCGCCCCCGCAGCCTGCGCAGCAGCCCGTGCAACAACCCCAATCCGCACCGCAAGCCGCTATTGACCCCAAAGTTCATTCGCAGAACGTGGAAGCCAAGATGGCATATGTTGCAGACAAGCAGGCGCAGGGTACTTACGACCCGAACGAAGTCATCATGATTGACGGTGTCCCTTACACCGCAGGGCAGCTTGTGTACCTCCAGAACGTTCAGCCTAGTATGACAAGCACCGTAGCAGAAGGGGTATCTATGGGGCTGCTAGGACCGGTGGGTTACGCCAGCCAGTATTTGCTCGGGACTAATCCTGCGTATGCCCGACAAATCGCGGCGGCACGTGCAGCAGCGGGGCGGTAAGTCATGGCACGGAGGAAGGGGAATACCAACGAATCGCGCAACATGAGTATGGTGTTGCAAGCGTTTCAAAATGCCGGGTTGTCGCCAAACCAAGCGCGGATTCTCGCCGCCGAGGTGGGGCGGGAAAACGCATTCCAAGACCGCTATCTGTGGGGGTATCACAAAGACCCCGGAAACGGCGCGGTCAATCTGGGGATTATCTCATGGCAAGGCACGCGCGGGAGGAATCTGGAGAAACAGCTTGCGGCTCAAGGACTGATTAAGAATGGGGTGATGGAGCAATCACAACGCGCGCTGGATGCACAAGCGCGCTTTCTGGTAAACGAAATAAAGAACGACCCTACCTACGCCAAGACCAAAAAGCTGTTTTTATCCAACCCGAATGTGGACTACAACACAGGCGTCCGGGTGCTGGGTAAGGACTTTATCCGCTGGCGCATCGACGACCCGAAGTATGCCGCTAAGGGCGCAGCGTCCCGTGACGGTTTTTATCGGAAGCTAGGCGGGGTAGCCCCTCAAGACGGCGGTATGGTGCAGGCAGGAGCGTCTGCACCCTCCGTAGCGCCGCTTATTCCGGCGTCTGGGGCGATAAACGCGGCAGCCAATACCGTGAATGACTTGATGGCACAGAACGCCCCGCAGAGCGACCTGATGGGCAAAAACGTGTTGGCTGGCAGCGTGGGCTTCGCCGTACCGGAAACACCTTTGCAGAACAAACTGTACGGCGAGGTCGCAGAACAAGGCTTACCGCCGCAGAAAGAATCCATCGCGGCGGTGGCGGCTGATACCATCTCGAAAACTTACGACCAGATGTTTAATCAACCTTTGGTAAAATCCTCCAGTCCTAGCATCGACGCGCTGATGCAAATCTTTAACGCTCTGGAAGTCTGATAATGGCGAAGAACAATTCTCTCGAAACTCCCCTCTCCATGCCGAAACTGCCTGACCTCGACCAAGACCTGTTCGGCGCGGGCGCAGGGGCGATATTCAACCAGTCCGATGACCTGCTCAACCCGAAAGCGGTAGCGCCGCTGGGGGCGCAGCAAGGCAAACTTTCTCCGGCGGCACAAGCGCTGGCGTCGGCACAGCGTGAGCAGAACGACCTGCTGAACTACGCGACTGAACAGCAACAGAAAATTCAGCAGCAGGAAGCCCGCCAGCAGGCAGCGTTTGACCGCCAGCAGGCGGCACAGCGCCGGGAAACCGACGCGGCTATCCGCCAGTATCAGCGGGACAAAAAGGAGCGCGAGAAGGCGCTGAAAGAGAAAGCGAAGGAACAGGGCGGTGTGCTAGGCGCTGGCGCGGATGGTTCGTTTGTCCTGAAGCCGATGGTCGAAACCATCCTCGCTGACAAGAATTGGAAGGACATCAAGTCCAGCTTTCAGCGCGAGGACGAGGCGCAAGACTGGCTGAAAGAAAAAGCCGTTCAGTTGAAGGAGCAGGGCATCCCCGAAGACCTCATCAACAACGAGCTGCGGGTGGCTGGCGCGCTGTTCAAGCAGGATACGGACGCCTACACCAAGCAGCGCTCGGAAGACCGTGCTGACCCGCTCGATGCGGTTTCATGGCTAGGTAAGGCAGGGCGCAACCTATACAAAGGCACGGTGCTGTGGCTATCCCCGGTATGGAACAAGACCATCGGCAAAACGGGACTTACCTTCGACACGGAGGAGTTTGTCCGCGAACAGAATGACGCGATAAATTCCATTGATTCAACGTTGTCCGACAAGATTCACTTTGCCCAAGAGAACAACGAATACCTGACCCAGAAACGCCGGGCGCAGGGTAAGGACGGGCTTGTTGCAGGATTCACAGGTGGCATCGCTGATATGTGGAAAGCAGACAATATGCTTTACACCATGCTGGACTCCGCCGCATACATTCCTTACTCCGCCGCTGTAGGCGCGAGTGCGGGGGCGTTTGCTTCTCGCGTCGGCGCGGCTACTCGTCTCACCCCGGCGATTGAAGGTATTACCACGCGGGTAAACGCTGCTGCGGCTGCACCGGGTGCAAGTCTCGCCACGCGAATCGGTGCTAAAGCGGCGTCTCACCTGTTATCTTCCGAGGTAGCAGGTGGTATGGCGACCACCGGGTTTTTTGCCGCCACAGACGCCGCTGGTGGCGCGTACGACGCTGTGTACAACCAAGACGAGGACACCTTCCGCCAGACCTACATCAAAGCGAACGGCGAAGAAAACTGGAACAACCTCGTGCAGTATTACGGCTCTGCGGGCAAAGCGCGTGCGGCGCTTGCCGAACAGGCTGCGGTATCGGCAGGTAATTCCGCCTTTATAAACACCGCGCTGCTAGGCGCTGCCGGACTAGAAACCACGCTGCTCAAAGCGAACAAGTTTGGGCTTCAGACGTTTGCAGGCAAACGCTTGGCAACGGCAGGCGCTAACTCCGTGTCTGAACTCCTCGAAGAAGGCTTGACGCAATATTCACAAAACGTCGGCGCGCAGCCTGCGACTGGCGTGGATTTGCTGGAAGGCGTGCCGGAAGCAGCCGCTATTGGCTTCGTCGCAGGCGGCTCGATGGCAGGCGGTACGCAGGTGCTTGGCGCGATAGGCAAAGGGGTAAAAAACTACGTCGCCCCAGAGTTCGATGCAGCACGGCTTGACCCTACGCAGTACGTGCATCAGAACCAGTTGGACTACGACAGCTATCGGCAGGTGGTCGGGCGCGAGATGGACAACATCGCCCGCACCGGACGCCGGGCGAAGTGGCACGAAAACGACATCGGCTCTGCGCAGCAGATGGCGTATGACACGATAATCGACGACCCATCCAAGTGGGAAGCCTTTACGCCAGACCAGCGCGCGCAGATGCAGGAGTACCTGAAGCAAGCCTACAACATCAACACCAACCCGTATGCTCAAGTGGAGCGCCAAACGCTGACGGACATCTGGGAGAATGGCGACACGCACGTGCTGAACGCTTGGCTGCAAAGCGAGGAAAAAGGCATCGGCGAGGACATCCGCAACGCCTTCCGTGTCAAGCACGGTGTCGAGTTAGAGAACGTGCCGGATGGTGTGCGCGCCTATTCCGAAGCGCTGGCTAACGCTATTGACTACCAGATTGCCGCCCCGGTACTACGCGACACGAACGAGCAATGGAAGGCGATGCGGGATTACGTCAAGACCCAAGTCGAGACCAACCCGACACTCACCCGCGAACAGCAGAAAGGCATCGACGCCATTCTTGCTAACTACCTCGATGCAGGTCGCCGCCGATTGACCGACGAGCAAGTCGCGGCGACACAAACACAACCGACAGGACAACCCGATGAGCCAGCAAATCCCGGCGCAGGACAAGGCGCGCCTACTGAAAATACTCAACCAGTCGCAGGAGAAAGCGGTGCAGCTCCGGCAGCAGGAGCAGGAAGCACAGGCGGAGAAACCCAAAGCGTGGGGCAGCCTGACGCTGCACCGGCAGGAGGAGTTAATCCTCAAGGCGCTGGAGTCGATAATGCACAGCAAGGAAATCAGCCCGGCGGTGGGACAGACGCTCCCGCCCAAACTGTTCAGCCTGCTGGAGGAGCAGCGCAAGCACCTGCATCTGGGGCGCAGCCGGGAGTTACAGCCCCGGTTGGAAATGCTGGTCAAACGGCTGCGGGACAAAGGGCTGCTGGACAGACCAGCGCAACCGGACAACCCGCTCAACCGATTAACCCCGGCGCAGCGCCGCAGGCAGGAAGCAGCGGAGGCGTTGGAGCTGCGACGCCAGAACGCAATCCAAATGGTGGAAGCAACCAAGCTGCTACCCAAGCGGTCGGTGTAACGGGCGCTTATAGCCCGCAGGCTGATTTACGCGATGCTAGTCATGCGTGGGCACAGTTATCCAAAGCGCAAAAATCAGCTCTCGCGAAAATTGGCATCAGCACCCCGGCGCAGTTGCTGGATATTCTGAAAAACGACGACACAGTCGCCGAAGCCGGGCAACGTCTGGCGCGGACTGGTCGCGTGCGCAGCATGACGATGAAGTCGGTGCAGGACGCGCTGAAAGCCGCCCGCGATTACATCACGTCCCCTGAGTGGGTGTTTAACAAGCTGACCCAAGACCAGCTCGGGCTGAGTGCCAACGAGGCGAGTATCCCTGCGGCGGTCGCAGCGCTTCAGGCAAGCGACGAAATTACCGCACGGAAAATTAGCCAGCTCGCCAAAGGCGCGGCGGAAATCTACGGGCTGGAGGACGCCTCTAAGGAAGACAAAATCGCCTACGCAGCCAAGCTGCTGCTTGACATCGCACAGCTCGCCAAGACCTCACCACAGCTATTAGATGTGGCGATGCGGCTCAAGGGCGCGCCGGAATCGTGGTTTCAGGACGACGTTGACAAGCTGCTGAAGAACGACATCTGGGCGACGCTCCAGTCTGCACCGGGCATTTTCGAGCAAGCCGGGGTGGACTTCAGCCAGTCACGCCCGAACGTCACCCAGTCGCAGCAGAATCTCTGGTCGGCGCGTGCGGTATTGTTCACGCTGAAGCAGAACATCAAGGCAGGCGACGCCAGAAGCAAAGCAATTCAGTCAGGATTGGACAAAGCCGCCAAGCGCATCACCGACATGGGCGGCGAAAAAGGACGCCTCTCGCTGCTGTTTTCTATGCTGGAAGCTGACAGCCGGGGCGAAAACCTGTCAGGTTTTCTGGAAAACTACTACATCGGTTCGCGCGCTTCGGCAGATGCTATCGCTGGCGTTGTCCGCGCGTATCAGGACGCGAAAGCCTACATGACATCGCCTGACTTCCAGAACAGCCTGCGGGCGGATAACTGGCTACGGCAGGCGGACAAGTCGGTTTACACGCAGGCTATCCGCGACTATGTGCGCAATAATTACGCAGCATTCAACCAGATGCTGATTCAGGACGCCGAAGTGGCGTCTGGCAAGAGCACCCGCACGCGCGTCGCTGATACGAATTTTGAAACGCAGGCGGTAAACACCGACATTCTAGCCGACGTACTGGCTGATGTGGTGCATAACACCGCACGGCTTGGTCGGGAGTATGCGGGTGAGATTGCCCGTTCCTACGCCGGACGGGATGAAAACGGCAACCGGGTTATCAAGCCGTCTGCGGTCAAGCGTTTTCTGGAACAAGCAGATACCATCGCAGCTAACCTTCGGCAGCAGTATCTGGACGGTAAGCTGGCGCAACAACCCACCCAGTCTGAAGACGAGTCCGAGCAGTTGGCACAACAGGGCGACGACCTTTCCCGCCTGATGGAGGAGTTCAACGCCGGGCAGCAACCGGATGCGAACGTAGTCATGGGCGACTTCGACGACGCCGTTCGCGGCATTCCGACGCAGCCGCGCAATGGTGAGAAGCAGATTAAAAACGGTGGCTTCGACAGCCCTGAAGCGGCAGAAGACGCGCTTTCCCCGGAGTTGTTCCAGCACCCGGAAACGGTGGAAGAACTCGATACGCTGTTGCGGTCCATCGCAGAAACAACTGGGCTAGACCCGCTGCTGGTCGGCGAGTATATTGCTCGTGAGTGGTTGAGCCAGTCGGAAGAAGACTACGCAGATGCGTCAACAGACGAACTGCTGGACATGGTGTACGACGCGGCTAACGATATTTGGATTTACGTTGGAGAACAGAATGCAACACAACAAATTGCAGATACAAAACGTCTCGAAGGACCTCGCTCGATTACTGCCGACGGACGGCGCATCACGCGACAATCTCAAGACCCTACTGGGTCACTGGCAAGAGCGTTACAGCCGAACCTCTCCGGCGGCGCATACGCACAGCTAGCCCGTCCTAGCCAGCCTGCCCCGGTGCGACTTGCGATAGCACCTGTCGAGGAGATTGTTGCCGAGTTCGGCGGGCAGGAGTTCTCCCTCGCTGAGATTATCGAGAATACCGAAAACCAGCGGGGAGACCGTTCACCCACGCTAGGCGAACTCGCACCGGAAGATAACAACGCCCCGCGCCCGGTTATCGAACTGACGGTAAATGGCGTGAAGCACCGGGGAAGGCTATTCCGCTGGCGCGACCGCAAGAACGGGCGTAACCGCCGCCACGTGGTGTTTGTCCACGACGGCGACGCTTTTGGCATGCGCGGGTGGAACGACAAATGGATAGACTTTGGCAATGCTGTTACCCGCAAGCGCGTGGACAGCATCAACCAAAACGACGGCATCCGCATCGAGGTGCTGGCAGACCAATCTGAAAATCAGGAGCAAACAAATGATAAAACCGAGAAACGTACTCAGCGAACTGGGCGCAGCGAGACCGAGGATGAAAACAATTCAGGAATCGTGGGGGACGTTCGAGATGCCGATGTCGCCGCGCGAGGAAGCGACAACACGGATGCGCGAGCTAATGAATCCGAGCAGGACGAAGGTGCTGGGCAGTCCGATGAAAGTGACCGCGGAAGTGGAGCGGCTGAAGGACGACTAGAAACCCCTACGCCTGTCGATGTTCCGCAGGGGCTAGACTACACCCCCGGGCAGGTAGCAGAAATAGACCCGGCGTCGCTTACGGCGGACGAGCGTGCAGCGCTTAACCGCCAAGACGACACGAACGAGTTTGTTGCTAACGCCCTCTACGACATCGAGGGCGCGCTGGAAGATTTCGGCGGGGAGGATTCTGCTGCCCTGCGCAGCGGGCTTGCCAAAATGGCAGCGCTGCTGGCAGACCCTGCTGCGCCAAGACGGGCTACGCAGATGGCTGTTTCCGAACAGGCTGCCGGACGCAAAGAGGTCGCCGACGTTATCACCGACGAGGAGCGCGACATTCTCGACGCCTACCTCGAAGACGTCGGTAACACCGAGCAGAGTGCGGAGGAGTTTGCCGAAGAAGCCATCGCGGACAAACAGTTCGAGGATAGCAGCCTGCCGAAGAAAGTCCGCGCTGTGTTGGAGCGTATCTGGAACGCGCTGCGCAACGGTATGGCGGCTGTCTCGATGGCGCTGGCGGTTCACCTTGGCTCAAGCATGGTTATCAGCCAGCCTGCCGAAGCCGCTAACCTCACCCCGCAGGCAGGAGAGGTGGTTATGAGCAGTGCTGCCAAAGCGTCGCTAGACCACATCATCGACACCGCTGACAACGGTGGACGACCGTTTGTGATTGCCGATAAAAAGGCGGGCAAGCTGTACCTGATGAACGCCGAGGGCAAGGTGGTTGACACCACTCCAGCGCTGTTTGGCAAGACGCCTTCCGACGCTGCGAAGACGGCGGGTGTGACGGGTGCTGGCAAATATGACCTGACCTACAACCGCGACACCCGACTGCCATCTGGTTACGCGGGTAGCGTGCAGTCGTTCGACACCGGTGCAAATGGCGAGCAGTTTGCCATTCACCGCGTCATCGACGTCAAGGGTCAGAACCGCCAGAGCCGACTGGACAGCAAGACCGCCCGCGATAACCGCATTACGCTTGGTTGTATCAACGTTCCGGCGGAGTTTTACGACGTCCACCTAGACAACGAACTAGGTGCGGTGCTGTACGTGTTGCCGGAAACCGCTAACTGGGGTGGCGACCTGTACGGCAAGACACCCCGTCAGGCTGCACAGCCGACACCACAGGCGGTTAAAATCGCCACCGAGGGTACTTCCATTACCCCAGAGCAGTTACTGGCTGCTACGCGCTCTCAGGCGGACAGTCTGATAGCGAACGTGCGCGGCAGCATGGACAACGCCAGCTACCAGCCTGTGCAGGTAACGCCCGAACAGCTACAAGCGGCGACGGAAGCTGGGCGGAAGGTAACGACCCAACCTGTGCAGGCACAAGCGCCCATCCAGATTGCAGGCGTCCAGCCGTCCACGCAGACCGCCTATATCAGCCCGGTCATGGTAAACGGTGTCTCCGCTAACACCCTTGTCGTGCCGTTCAAGGCGCATACCCCTGCCGAGATGCAAGCCAATGGCGTGTTCGACACGCAGCCTGTGGGTAACAAAACCGAGAGCGGCGATAGCCTGTACACCATCGCGTCGTGGTTGGCTGCCGCATTCGCTGCGGGCAAGGTGAATAGCCGTCGCAAGAAGCGTCTGGAGAGCCGCAAGAAAGCCAACGAGGAACGGTTGGCGCGGATTGAAGCGAAGAACAATCCTGACCTGAAGACTGAACCGGAGGACACATCCGTCGTCCCGGATGAAGCCGAGGTGGAAACCGCCGTCGCCGATAACCACGACGTGCAGGCAGCCGCTGCGAAACAAGCCGGTACGCACAACCCGCAGACTGCGTTGTCACAGGCGGTCGCGCAGGCTGTCCGCCAGCAGGACGTGCTGGAGAATAAAGCCGAGTGGATTCACGCCTTCGCGATGCGATATTCCAGCGATGCGGCGCAGTATCAGCAACTGCTCGCCATGATGGGCAACCTCGAGTACAACCTCGGTGGTGTGTTGACCGACCGCTCTTACACCCAGAGCGGTGATTTCCGTGACCGCAGGCGTTGGCGCGGCGACCAGACGGATGCAAGCCGTGTGGGAATGTTGCAGGCATTCATGCGCTTCGCAGGCGGGGCAACGGTTGCGTTCGATAATCTGCTGCACCGCGTCGGGTCTGCCGCGTTCGGACACGAAGCCGACAGCGCCATCGCCAGCAAGATGCTCTCGCAGGTACGCGCCAAGTCGTCCGGGGCTTATGCGCAGCTACACAAGACGCTCATCCATCCGCTCGTCATGCAGACCGCCACGCTTGCCAGCCAGATGCGGCGGGGTCACGGCGAGATTGAAACCGACACTGGCAGAACCGCTACGCTGAACCACATCCTCAACGAAGGCGCGGAGCAGATGTGGAAAGGTGCAGAGCTGGAAATCGCCAAGATGAAGCTGGACTTGCAGGAGGTGGAAGCGCAAATCCGTTCTACCGCTGCCGGGTCGCAGATTCAGCAGACGTGGACGAGCAAGCAGTTGCAACTGCTGAAGGACATCGAAGCCGCCCAGACACTCCTAGACCGCCAGCGCGATATGTACTACGGGCGCGAGGAGTGGGACGGCACGACTGACCTGCCGGGTGGTTACACCGAGGCGCAGGCTAAGACCGAGCTGCAAGCGCTCAAGGATAAATACGGTGAAGACTTCGCCAAGATTGAAGCGCACAGCAAGGAGCTGGTGCAGACCATTCAGGGCATCCGCAACTTCGCCGCCGCTGCTGGGGTAGTAACCAACGACCAGCTAGCGATGTACAACGAGATGGGCTTCAAGGAGTACGTACCGCTGTATTCGCCGCAGGAAGATGTATCCAAGACTGACGAAAGCATCAGCATCATGCAGACCTCCCGCATGGACAGACTGCTGGAAGGTATCCCGCTGGCACAGGCGAAGTCGATGGGGCTGACCCGCGACCTCTCCCGCTTTAAGCGTAAGGGCGCAACCAGCCCGGCGGAAGACGCTTATACCAACATGAAGGTGTATGCGATGAACACCGCAGGACGTGTGGGGCAGCAGGGCTGGTTGCAGGCGGTGCAGCAGCTCTACGAAGGCACAATCGGCAAGCCGTACTCCGTGGCGGGTAACCTCGGCGAAGAAACGCTAAAAGAGCTGAACAGCCAGCCGGAAGGCAAGCTGCCGGGGCTGATTCGTGTGCGTCCGGGTATGGAGGATTACCTGCCTGCCCACTTGCAGACCGCCATCGCAGCACCGGGTGGACGCATCCGCGCTATCCGCGCCAAGGGCTACAACAGCGCAGGCGAGCTGGTGGACTACCACTACTACTTCACGGACAAGGCAATCCAGCAAGAGGTTTACTACACCTCGGACACCAGCGAGAGCTTCATGATGCGTATCGGGCGCAACGCCGGGACAATTACCCGGTTCGCCGCGCGGATGATGACTACCTTCCGCCCCGTCTGGAACGTGTACAACTGGGTGCGGGACAGCATCGAGCGGATAAGCATTATGATTGCCCGCCCGGTCAAGGACAAAAACGGTGACCTCATCAACCGCTGGACGCTTGCCAAGACCTACGCATCGCACCTCGCGCGTCTCGCTTCCAGTCTGGAGGCGCAGAACGAAATTATGCGCTACCTCTCCACAGGCGAGCTGGTGACAGAACTTCAGCGCACGCTGGATGAAGCCGTCGGGGAAGGTGCAATAAACCTGATGACGACCCAGACGGACAAGCACTCCGTGATGAGCGACCTGCGCAAGTCCGACCTTGACCGCCTGCTGGATACCACCTCAAGGATGCTTGGCACGACGGCAAACAAACTGGGTGTCGGTCAGGGCAAGGCATGGCTAGGGGATATTGCCGAATACTACGTGCAGCGCATGACGGAAGTGCCGCAGGTAACGACGGCGCTGGCGTCTTATCTGGCGTACCGCGAACTTGGCGTGAACAAGCACGAGCGCGCCAACCGGGTGCGCGACCAGTATGACCCGACCCGCACCCGCAGCGAGATTGTGCGCGGGCTATCTACCATGTACCCATTCGTGCGTTCCACCTTCTCCGGTCACTACAACCTGATGCGGACGCTGAGTGAATACTGGAATCCCGGCGAGCGTGGCTTCACCACCCTGTACCTCGCTGGCGGCACTGCTGCCATGATGGCAATCCTTGCCCTCGCCGCAGGCGCTATCGGCGACGACGATGACGGTGTGCCGCTGGTTGCCCGTATGCCCATCGGTACACTCATGAACGGCATCCCCATCCGCACGCCGGATGGTGGTGTCTGGAGTGCGCCTGTAGGCTTCGGGATGCCCAAGCTGATGTGGGGGACGGCGGTCAACCTTTACCGCCTCGCCTACGGCGAACAGAGTGCTTCTGACATGAGCCGCTCCATGCTAGGACTGGTGATGGACAACACCTCACCTGTGCAGGTGGCAAGCGGCGCGGCGTTCGACCGCGATGTGGGCGCGGGCGCGGCGCTTAGTTTCGCCCCGCTGCTGGCTGTGCCGTTTGTCGAGATGATGACAAACACGAAGGCATACACCGGGCAGAAAATTTACAACCGCGAAACGCCCAGAGGCGAACGTGATGCCGACCAAGGTGGGTTCAACATACCGGAAGCCTACAAGGACACCGCACAGACTCTCACCGGCATGGGTATCGACGTGCGCCCGGAAACGCTCAAGCACCTGCTGGAAACATTCAGCTATGGTCCGCTCAAAGCGATACCGACCTCCCTGCTGGCGGACAAGTCCGAGAAGTACCTCGGCAACCGCGAGACGAAAGGGGAAGCCGCAGGCGCGCTTGTTACCGCTATCGGGATGGACATGGCGTGGTCGCCACACGCGCTGGACGACGAGGCGCGGGTGTACCAGATGCTCGACGATATTTACCCTATCTTGGGGAGATACGGCATTACCGAAATCTCGCACGACAAGAGCGAATACAAGCGCTTCGGTATCGAGGGGCGGGAGAACCGCAAGGCACGTCTGCTATACGCCAAGATGGTCGCCGCTGGCGCACCAGAGTGGGAAGCGTCCTTTGTCCGCGACGCGGTTATGCACAAGACCTCGCGCCAGAAAGCCATCAAGGAGTTCCAAGCAGGGTCGGAAGCCTACCTGAAAGCGAAGGCTAACGGGGAGGAAAACGAACAACTGCGTGCAGCCCTTGAAAACCAATGGAATGCCATCGAAAATAGCGACCAGAATTTCCTACGCCAATACAACGAAGACGCCTATGAGATGCAAGACGACTACTAGAATGAGCCGCTGCCGCCGACCGCTCATCGAAATCTGCCCGGCGACCAGCCAGATAAAACTTGACCTCGCGTCCTGCGGCGTCTGTACGGCTGTCCCTGCGCTTCTTCTGCGCAGGGGAGGGTGTGTGGAGCGGGAGCTGGTTTGCGAGCCTGTAAAACCCGCTGAGTGCGGTTGCTGTCCATCGCTTCCACCCCGTCCGCGATGGGTGGATAAACCGCAACCGTCGGTGATTTACCCGCTACACGACATCGACTGCGACGGGATGTATGTGTTCGTGCTGGACGACATGATGAAAGAGCTAGGGCTTGGGCGGCTGGAAGCGGTCGTGCTGGTCGAAGATGACGGCACGTACCCCGCCGAGCGCCACCACACGAGTGAGAAGAACTACGTCGAGACGGCTATCCGCTTCGACGTGGACTACCTGCCCTACCAGATGCCGCTGCGTGGCATCGACACGTCCAACCTTGCCGCTACGAGGGGGTGCTGATGTATATTCCGCTTTTTGGTTTCCAGACGCACCTGCGCGAAGGACTGCCCATCGACGGTCGCCACCTGCCGACACCGGAGACGGCGTACCAGCACCTGCTCTCGCGGCTAGACGACGGCGACTGGTCGTATCTGGAGCTGCGCGAGGGGCGTGTCAGCGAGATTGTGCGCGTGCATAACGTGTGCGGTAAACTGGTTATCGACCGGGGTGTGGAGTGTACCGCCCCGCGCTGCCAGCGCTGTGGCATCGGCGTGTTTTTCGTAATGACCGCACAGGGTGTCCGTGATGCCGTCTGCCAGATGACCGACAAAGATTGTGAAAAAGGAGACTGCCCGTGAGATACGTCCAATTCGCCGGGTTTAACTCGAATACCACCGACAAGCTGCTCGATACCGACCTCGACTTGCCTGTGTACGAGCAGCACCTCGCCCTGCTGCGCAAGCGCCTCTCTGCCGACGGCGACTACACCTACCTCGTGCTGTTTGATGGCACGCAGACAGAAGTAGTGCAGCTAACTAACCACGGCGGGGCGCTCAAACTCACCCGCGCGCTGGAAGATACCCCCGCGCAATCGTTCCCTACCGGAACGTGCGTGCGGTGGGAACTTACCCCGGCAGCGGTACGCGATATTGTCTGCCAGATGGAGTGCTGCCCATGAGCGCTGTATTAGTAAAATTCGTCAGTTGTGTGCTGCTTCTGGTGTTCGGCATCATGTTCGGGTTCGACCTCGTGCCGCCGTATTATCGTGTCGGCACGGCTGATGCTAATTCATGGGCAGTCGCCCTGATGACGCTGTGCCTTGCGCAATCCGCTATGACGCTACTTGCCATGAGGGACTGCATCCGCTGCCGGGTGTGGAGCGATTTTCTCCTCCAAATTACCGGGCTGGTGTTTATAATCCTCGGCGGCGCGTTTGTAACCAAATATCCACCGTTCACATGGGCGATGTGGCTATTCCCCTTGCTAGGGTTACTGTGCCTGACGACCGGGCGGGAGTTCAGCAGATACTCCAGAAACAAATTGCAACCGCCCTCCATCCGGTCTGGAGGTGCTGACCGGATGGAACTGCATGACCGAACTTAATGGAATCCACACGAACTTAGCGGCAGGCGTCGGTTTTGCTTTCTTCGCGGTGCTGGTCGGCACGCGCTGGAGTGAAATTGGTCTGCGGGACTATATAATCATCATGGTGCTGGCGCTTCTTTCCACGGCTTTTGCCATCGAGCGCTGGTTTTCTGACGGCACAGTCGTTACCTGTTCCCTCATTGGGTTCGGTATCGGCTATCTGGCAGACGACGTGTATATCAACATCAACGCGACGCTGCCGGATGTGATTAAAGGTATTATCGGCGACGGCACGGAATGGCTGCACAACAAGGTGCGGCAGGTGTTGGGACTAGCTCCGAAAGACGATGACGAGGATGAATGAAAAAGCCCCTCCATGTGAAGGGCTTTTACTTAACTGTCCTGTGCAAGGGACTGCACGGAACGTTTTATAATCGGCAGGACACCGCTTGTCCACAGAATTTGCGGTCGCATCTTTCCACCATGTGCAGGCGTGAGTTCTACCAGCCTGCCGTATTTATGTCCGGCTTCGGTCAGTTCCCATCGGTTAGTTGCAGGGTTTTTTATTTGCAGTCCGCTCGCCGCCAGATGGATATTGACCTCGGCAGGTTTCATATTCGGCTCAAGCATCTTGCCCAGCTCAGTTGGTATAAACCAATCTTTTTGGGTTTCAGAAAGCAAGCGTGTCTGACCAGTAAGCTCTAAAAGGTTCACGCCATACGTGCGGATAACTGCGCCGTTTGCACCGATAGCAGCAGCGTTCTTGTCCAGTTCCATTGTGCGAAGCATGGAGTAGAGTGCTTGAAAATCTGCCGCAGGGGCAGAGAGGATACCGGTTACTGGAGGAATTTTGACGGTGTCAGGTTGGGTAGCCATTTGGTCGAACGCGCGAATCACTCGTAGATTAAACGCCGGACTTATCCACATCGCATAAGCATAGACAAGCTCCTTGCAGACGAATGTTCCGGGAGAAGAACCACCATTAACAACTTTTAGCACCTGCTCTTTTGTAAGTGTTTGATTTTGTTCCACTCCTGTATTCTCAGGAGTGACAAGCTCTTTAACCAAATCAAGAGTTTGTTGCAAGGCGAGCCAGTTTGCTGGCTGGTGTTTCTTCTCACCACCTGCGGCTTTATGCAAGTCATTGAGCGAGTAAAGCCCGTCGGTCAAATGGATGGTATTGCCAGAGATAACTAAATCTTTCATATTTCATTTCCAATTAAAGGCGGCGAGGGTATCGAACGCAGGTAGGAAATGAACCCTGCACCCTCGCCATAACAATCCTTTCTGTGTCCGTTCGATAAGACATACACAGTATATACACCATAGCACAAGGTAAGCAACTGCCCATAAACGTACGTTTTTATATTCTGGTTTTGTCTGGTGCGCCCTAAAATTCTGTTGGTCTGCAATAAAATCAATATGTTACCAACTGTCGTCCGCGTAGTTGAGCGGTTTTGTCAAAAACCTTGCTCTAATTTATAAAAATCAGGCGCTTATGAAATATTACCTTCATGAATTGAGTGCACGCAACGGGCGTTTCCGCCTGTGCTATACTTCAGCAAAGACAACTAAAGGAGTTCCCATGTTTAACTACAAAAGCCTCGCACTTGCAGTCGGCGCTGTCTTCTTGCTGTGGTGCGGTTATGACGCAGGTAAAGCATCTGGCAAACAATCCATGCAGGCGGAAGTAAATGCCGCCAAGCTAGAAGTGGAAAACATGAAGCGTCGCGCGCAGGAGATGGCAGATAACCACGCGAAGCAGATGAGTGTTGCCAGTAAGATGTATCAGGAGGCGCGTGCGGAAGCCGAAGCTAAACAGAAAGAAAGGATTGTAAAAGTGCGGGAGATTGTGGAGAAGCCCGTGTACCGTAGCGACTGCATCGACAAATCAGGGTTGGATGAAATCAACAAGGTAATTGGAGGAAGCAAATGAACGAACTCGACTGGATTGCCGAAGGGCGTAAACTCCTCGGTGTGGAAGAAAACGCCAACACCTCTAAGGTCGTCGCCATGTGGCGCGATGGCTTCGAGGCGTCGGGACAAGCCGGGCGGATGAAAGAGTCCGTGTGGAATACTGGCAGCACGCCGTGGTGCGGAGGCTTCGTCGCCGCCTGCCTCGCCCGTGCAGGTCTGGGCAAGCACGTGCCGAAAGACTTTCCGCTTGCGCGTGCATGGGCTAAGGTAGGCACACCGCTCTCTAAGCCCGCGTATGGCTGCGTGGTCGTCTTTACACGCGACGGTGGGGGTCACGTTGGCTTTGTCGTCGGTAAGGACACTAAGGACACTAAGGGCAACCTGATGGTGCTAGGCGGCAATCAGGGCAACCACGTCTGCATCAAACCGTTCAGCAAAGCGCGCGTGCTGGCGTATCGCTGGTGCGGGCAGACAGGCGCACCTGCACAGGGTCGGTACGACCTACCGCTACTGTCGTCGGATGGCAAGGTGAGTACGAATGAAGCCTAGCATCTTATTGGCGCTTTTCCTCACCGCCTGCACTCGTACAACTGTTCCATATCTGGCACACGAGCCTCCCGCTGACCTGACCCAGCCCTGTCCTGCACTTCAGCCTCTTGTGGGCATGACCGGGCGGGATATGACGTTGTGGATTATCGAAGCTGCCAACCAGTACCATGACTGTGCGGCGCGGCACGCAGCGCTGGTGCAAGCTACGAAGGTTGAAGGAAAGGTTACGCACTACGAATGGCGCTGACCCATTTGTGTCCCACAACCAACAAAAAATGAGCCACAAACGAATTTGTGGCTCATTTAGTCTGCACAAGTGCGGTTAGAGGATGGAGACGTTCAGATTTTCTGACGGCTTGAAATGGATGTAGGTCTTTGCAGGGATGGTAATCGGCTCACCATTCTGCGGGTTTTTGCCCTTGCGCTCGGCACGGGTTTTCTTCTGGAATGACCCTACATCGCGGATTTCTACACGCCCGCCTGCACGGAGGGTTTCTACGACGTGCGACCACATGGCGTCCAGAGCCTTGCGTGCGCTGTCTTGGGTGATGCCTGCGTCTTTAGCGACGGCTGCAATCAGTTTTACTTTGCTAAGATTACTCATGAGTTTTCCTCGGTTAAGTTTTCATAACCCTCGAGTGATATATCGAGGGGGATTTTTACGCAGATACATTCAGTCTTACCTGCGCCTCTGGAGACGGTAAAGCCTCCCAAGTCGATTTTCTGGGGTTTTACCACCTTGCCGTAGAGCGCTTCGAGGTTGCGGATAAACTCCGGCGCGCCGATGTTCTGACGCTTGCACCACTGCTTGATAGCTGGCAGCGAAATGTACGCGCGTTCTTCCTTCATCTCGTAGCGTATCTGGATACCACGACCCGGCACCGTTTGTTTCTTGACGTAGTTCACGTCGTTCATCACGCCCTTGCCGGGCTGGTCGGGCATATCTGACAGGCGAACATGGGAGGCGACCACAATCCGGGCGCCCTCATGCTCGTTCATGAACTGTGCAATCATGCCTTCCGGCGACATCAGGCTCTGCCCGATAGTCTGCTTGCCTTCAGCGATAAGCGCCAGCAGGTAGTCCAGCAGGTTGTCGAGGTCGTAGTTAATCAGCCCTAAGTCACGGGCGATGCGCATCCCGACCATCATGCGAGTAGTCATGTACGACCAGAAGCGGTAGTTGCTGCCGATGCCTGCACGCTTGCGGATGAGCTTCTCCATCTCGTACAGCTCGTCTTCGATTTCTTCCTTGTGGGTCGTCACGTAGCGGATATACACATCGCCCGCCACGCCGTAGTTCTGCGGCAGCTTGCGGATAAGGCGTTCGTTTTCCTCGAACTCCTCCGGGGAGTAAACCTCTCCTAGCGGCTTGACCTTTATCTCCAGCACCCGGCTCATCTGGGCGGAAGCATCATGGCTGTGGTTGGCAAGCGAGGCGATGATACTGCTGTTTGCGCTCATCACAGGCAGGCACGACCAGAATGTCGTATTGAGTTGCAGGTTTTCGCCACCTGACTGCATCCGGTCTTTACCGCGTCCCTGCGTGAGCTGGTAGGCAATGTCGGAAGCGTCCTTCGGCGAAATATCGGTCATCTCGTCAAAGCCAGCGGCGATGTTGTTCATGATGCCGAGCTTGGCGAACCGAGCGATGTAGGTGTCTTCCTTGTTTATCATCAGCCCGGTACGCGGTGACGGGTCGCCGTAAACAGAAATGCCAAGTGAGAGCGCGGCTGACTTGCCCGCGCCTTTCTCGCCTGTGAGGAACAGAAGCGCGGCACTCTCCAGCGCGCCGATGGGCATCAGCGGAGAAGCGAAAGCCGCAGCGAGTGTCGTCTGCGCCCACTCCATGCCCTTGCGGTTGTAGGTTTCCGCAATCGCTTTCCATGTGTCGAGTGAGCCGCGCGGACGGGTCAGCCCGCTATAAATCGCGGCTTTTCCCTTCGGTGCAATTTCGATGACGCTGCCGTCTGCCTTGTACAGTTTGTCGCCTAGCAGGAAACTCTGCTGGTCTTTGTCCCATCCGAGCTGGTCTGTGACCGTGGTTTCGGCGAGGGTAGATTCGGTTTGCTTGAGAAGTTCGATTAGCATCTGTCCCATCAACTTTCTGTCTTTGTCGTGCAGCAGAAAACCGACAGAGCCGAGGTAAGCGTTTAGCCCCTGCCCCATCAGGGTCTCGCCCGGTATCTGCACATCATCATACCCTTTCAGGTGGTGTTTGCGAAAGACGTAGCTCATCTGAACTTCGCCTGTTGCGGTGCGGGCTTTAATCCGCTGCACCGGATAAACAGGGTATGGGTAAATATTGCGCCAGTACCAGTCGCCTTCGGCGTCCTTGCAGCGCACGAAACATCCGCCTTCATTTACCCTAACCGTCTGATATTCGTATTTGGGCAGGGCGGATTCAGGTTCGGCGGCTGGTGATAGGTCTTCCCCTTCTGCTGCCCACCCAGACGGCACAGGAAGCGTTATCGCGGGTCGTGGCGGCAGGTCAGTAGTCTGACTAGGGGTGGCGTCCTTTGGGGCGGCAGGCGTCACCTCCTGCGCGAGAAGCGGGGCATTCGGCACGCTGATGGGTGACTTGATTATGCCTGCAAACGGACAACCCTCGCACGCTTCCGGACGGTATTCGGCGAAGGTGCTACAGTGCATGGGCTTGATGTCGTTGGCTTCCAGCCATGCGAACTTTTCGTCGATGCTGTATTCGCTGTGCCACTTGGGGTCAGTCGAGAGGCGCTCTGCCGTTTCGCGTCCGTCGGTGCAGAAACGCAGCACGGAAAGCGCCGCACGCCACGTCGGCTCTTTGCCATCGTTCATGGTGCGGATTTGCTTGCATCCGGCAACGATGTCCGCGGCGATGCGTTCTGGGAAGTCTGCTTTGGGAATCTGGAAAAAGCGCATGAGCGCAGCATCAGTCACCGCCTTCACGTAGTCCGGCACGTTTACCTGCGGAAGCGTAGGAACATGACTGGTCGCCTTCGGCACGTAAGCATCAAGTTTCTCTTTGTAGAAGGCATAGGGCATGGTCGCGCCCACGACGCGGATTTCCACCAGCGCCGCACCCGTCATACCACCTTTCATATTCCACGTGCCGGGCAGTCGCAGGACGCTGGCAATATCGCGCGTCCGCATCGGGTCGGCGTGCAGCCCCAGAGCTTCGCAGGCGGCGCGCAGGCGGTCGGCAAGGTACTGCCATTCGTCGGGTGTTACTTCCGCCTCCAGTGCCCAGTAAACGTGCAATCCTGCTGCGCCAGACGCGACCACCCACGGGCAGGGCATACCGCTTGCGACACAGAAATCGCGCAGGGAAGTCAGCGCTTCGGCGCGGGTTTTGTAATCCTTTTTCTCGCCCACGTCGAGGTCAAGCCATAACGCTTTGACCGCACGGGCGTTGTTGCGCGTGCGAAGCTGGTTTTTCTCGCCCTTGTGGGTCTGCACGGTATGCCAGCCTTGCTTGTACGCAGCCAGCGCGAACCACACGTCACGCGGCAGTTGATAAAAATAGCCTGCGGTCTGGACAAGTTCGTCTTGGCGCTCCAGCACTTTCTGCCGCATCTTGCCGTCTTTCAGCCCGCCGTCATCTGAGTGGGCATACACATACACCCCGGAGGCGGGCAGGACGGCACGGAGAAAGTCTGTGAGGGAAGCGGTCATGGGTTAGCCTCTATCGCGGGTCAGGTGTGAGCTAATAATTTCCATCGCTGTCGCAGAGCGCTGGTTGTAACTGATTTCTTCCGGTATGGGGAGTTGTCCATCCTTGACAAGCTGGGTAAGCACGTCGGTGATAACCACCAGCCTTTGGGCGATGGACGTCGTGCTGATGCTGCGCTCCTTGCGCAGATATTTATCGAGGGTGATGTAGGGGATTCCGGCAAGCGTGGCGACTACCGGGCGCTTGACGTCGCTATCGCGCATGGCGACTAGCAGGTCGTCGATTACTGTTTGATAGCGTTTCTTTTTCATGATTCGGTAAGCGGCACGTCCCTGTGCCTGTTTGGTTTAGAGTGTTGCCATGCCCGCAGGTGCGGTCTGTTCGTTTTGAGGTTGCATCTGCGCTTGTTGCTGCCATGCAGGCGGTTGCGGTTGCGGTTGCGGTTGCGCCTGTGCTTGTTGCTGCCACGCAGGAGGTTGTTGACCTTGAGGCTGCATTTGAGGCGGCTGTACCTGACCTTGTGGCGGAACTTGCATTTGCGGCTGCTGCGGCGGGGCTGCGTTGACTGTGGCGTTTTCCGTCGTGTTGTCGAAATGGATGTCCAGCAGGCGGTCAGTCGTACCGTTAGTCATCGCCTCAACCATCGCCTGAATGGCAGGTTCGGACGCGAAGCGAACTTCGTTGCTGCGGTTGCGCAGGTCGTACAGGCTAAAGGCGACGACAGGTACAGACTGGCTGCCGTCAAAGGAAAGCTGCACGGTAAAGGTAAACGGCATGATGCCGTGCGATGCTTGGAAGTCGCCCATTGTCTTCAACAGGGTAGCGAAACTGCACGTGCCGACGTTCGCGTTACCAGACTGGCGCACGGACTTGTAGCCGAAGTCCACCACATACAGCTCATGCTGCGGGTCGTTTGCCAGCATGACAATGGCGCGCTGGCGGTAGTTACGCTGCACGAAACCAGCCGGGGGCGGGCTGTCGAATTTCTCGTCCGGGAGCGGATAGCGGGAAAGCGTTTTGGGTGCAACGCCCGTCTTCTCGCTTTCGTCGTAGGTACGGTCATAGAAGACGTAGTGAAACTGCGGATTGACCGCAACGATATGCACATCCAGCGTCAGTTCAGAAAGCTGCACCGGTTCGCCGCCGCCTTTGGAGATGTTGAAGCGGTTGCTTTTGAAGGTGATGCGGTTCGGCGCGTTGGTCGCGAGAGCGGCTGCCTGCTGCCATTGCGCAGCGACTTTCGCCGCGAAGTCAGCATTCATCTGCGGGACTGGCACATTGACGTTGCCAAAGGGAATGACTTGGTTTGTCATGGGGATTACTCCGGGTTGGTTAAGAAAAGGGTTAAGCGGATTTACGTGGGGCGGAAAGTTTGGTTTCCACGAAGTGTCCGAACGGACTGGCAGCTATCAGGTGAAGCTCTGGTTGTCCGGCAAGCGCACGGTGAACATTCAGCTCCTGCACACGGGACGCGAACGCCTGCTGCTGGTTGAGAATCTGGTCGTAGGTGGTAACGCCATCGTCCAGTTGCTGCTGCTGCTGCTTGTTCAGCTCGTCTGCGCTGATAAGGGCGGCGTTTAGCAACACCTTCCAGTTATGCTCGCAGGCAAGGCGCTCAACCGCCAGCACGCTGTCCGGTACAAGGCGCGCCTGCTGCGCGTACAGCACGTGCTGCGTGGTGATAATGCCATCGGCAAGCAGTCTGTCCAGCCAAGCCCCGGCTGCCTCTCGCCCGCCCGCTTCTTCGGTCGGGAAGCTGCACTTGACGCTCTGGCGACGAGCGAATGTGCCAACACCGTCGAAGGCGAAGTGTTTTGCGCCTTCTGCGTCCATACGACTGAGCAGATGCTCCTCGGCAGTTGCCTTAGCGGTTTTCAGCATCTTCTCCCAGTCCGATAGCTTGCCAAGCTGTTCGTTGATACGTACAATGAACTCCGCGCACGCTTTGTCGGATGAATAAATTTCCTGTGGGATTTCTATTTGTTTCGGCATAAATGCCTCCTGTATGATTGAATGGTTAGTCAGAATGTGCGTATAAGTTTACCCCTTGATAGCCTAGCTGTCAAGGGGTTCTTATTTGAAATTTAGTGTTCAAAGCCGGAAATGTTTTTCGTAAATAAATTAACAATGTTCCGCTCAATATTCACCCCGCGCTCCAGCGCCGAGAACGCCAGCTTGTCCTGCGCGCCTGCCGAGAGATGCACCACGAACGTTTCCTTCGCCGTCTGCCGCGCCGACGACAAGCGCTCAAACATCTGCTGATACATGAACGCCCCGGTCAGCGGTACGCCGTAGCAGATGATGTAATCGGCACTCGCCAGCTCCACCCCGAACGCCGTCGTGCGCGGGTGGCACACGAGGACGTGCGGTTCTCGCTCGTCGAGAAAATCGCGCAGAATTTTAGAGCGCGCCAGTCCGGTCACGCTGCCGTCAATCTTCTCACAGCTAAACCCTTCGCTGCGGATGAACTCCACCAGCATATCGTTTACCGCTGTAAAGCTGGAAAACACTACCTTCTTGCGTGGTGTCGCGCGGAGCAGCTCCGCCAAACGTGTCAGCTTGGGCGTGGCGTCCACCCGGACAATGCTGGCTTCACCTTCCTTCTTCGCCCGCACCGCGCCACCAGACACCTGCAACAATTTTTGCGCCAGCGTAGATGCCGTCGTCGCTTCAACGGTGTTGGTGTCAATCATGTACTGCAACTGCTCCACCAGCTCCTTGCTCATCGCCCGCTGTTGCGGCGAGAGCGGTACGTCTTCCCGTAGCACCTGTGGCACAGGGATTTTCATGAGCTGCTCTTTGTCGAAGCGGATGCAGGGCGACATGGCGGCTTTAACAAGCGCTTCGTGTCCGTGCTTGGGAATCCACTTGAACTGCGTAATCTTCTGCATCGTCATGTATTTCCAGCGGATGTACTGGTCTGGCACTTGCGTCGGGTTGATGAGCTTCACTTGCAGATAGATTTTATCCGGCGCGCCCGGTGTTCCAGTCAGTCCCCACCGGTAGGGACATTTGCTGGCGACCTTGTGCGCTGCCTGCCAGCGCTGCGTCGGTTTGCCGTTGCTGCCGCCGTACTCGGTCAGCTCATCGAACACGCAGATGCCGATGCGTCCGGCTTCTACCTTTTGTCGCAGCTTGTCCGACACCTTGCCACGCTCTGCGCGGGACAATCCGTCCGGGTTGATGAGATAAATATCCGCAGGCTTGTCCACTTCCCCCATGCGGTCGTTGTGGATGAGCTGGACGCGCTTCTGCGGAAACCACTCCTCACAGGTTTTCTCCCACTCGCCGCCTGCCGCGACGGTCAGCGGGGCAACAATAAGCGCCGCCTGCACGCCCATGTAGCGCTGGAGGTAGTCGATAGCTAGCAGCGTCGAGAGCGTCTTGCCTGTGCGCGGCGTGCTGGTGACGAAGGCGTAGGGGTTGCTGGCGAGGAAGGCGGCGGTCTCCATCTGCCACCACCACGGGGTATGCCCGTGCTTGGATGTGGGCGGGTCGTAGTAGGTGCTGAACGGGTCGCAGCCCTCGGTGTCGATGCCCATGTTGGACAGCATCTTCAGCACGTCGTTGTGGTGTGGCAGGGCGATGACGTCGCCGTCTGGCAGGTGTAGTGTCGGGAAAATAAATAGCTGGTTTAGCAGCTTGACGTGTTCGGGGTCGTGCGGCATCGGCACGACGATTTTTTTAAGATTGGGAAGAACAACCGCCATCACCACACCGCCAGCTTGTCCACGTATTCCTGCTTGTGCGCTGGGAGCGCCGGAGCGTTCTTCTTGAGCCACGTAACCAGCACCTCGAGGTTCTCACTATGAATGCACAGCCACTCGCCCCCTGCGGCTTCTATGGCGGCTTTCTGGCGCTGCTGCATGACCTCGTTTGGCTTGGCTTTTAATTCCGGTCGTGTATGGTGGTTGTTGCGGTCTTTCTTGACCTCGACACCGAGGAAGCGTCCGTTGGTTACGATGATGCGGTCAGGGTGTCCTGACGCGCCGTATCCGAAGGTCATCGGGCAGAAAGTGTAGATATGGCTGAAGGCGATGTAGGGGTCGAGGATTTGTTTGATGCGTTCTTTGACTGCCTTCTCGGTAAGTTTTGCGGGCATGGGTAAGCCTCCTGATGCAAGGATGTGAAAAGAAAAAAGGAAGCGGTTAGCTTCCCCTGTTTTTCGCTGTCCCACTTGAGAGGTCTACCCCCACGGAGAGTTACTAACCGCTTGGTGGACACCCCCGGCACGCTGACGGCGCAGTGCGAGAGGTAAATAAAGCACTGCCGAGGGCATCCACCAAGCGTTCAGGATGAACGTTTGGACTTCAAATTTCGTGAGCGGTTGGCGTGGGTGGAGGTGATGCGGCGATTGCTCTTGGCATTGCTCCCGCCCTTCGACAACGGCTTGATGTGGTCTATGTCTTTACCTTCCAGCGCCGCCTTGCCATGCTGGGCGATAGCCTGCCGACGTGCGGTATTGCGCATCGCCCGCAGTTTTTTCTGCTCTGGTTTGGCGTGGAATTGCTCGTACTCCCGTTTGTAGTCACGTTTACGTGTTGCCATGTTAGTGTCCTGTAGAAAAAACACGACCAGAATACCAGAAAAACCACAACCCAGTATTCTGGTCGCCAACAATCCCAAGGAGTCTTACGCCTGTGGCACGGGTAGCCCACAGGAAGGACGGCACGGGCAACAACAGACCGAAACCGGAGAGCTTCGAGAAACCATGCCGTCCTTCCTATGCGCTAGTTCCAGCGGGTGCTTTCTTGAGAGTACCTGACATGAGGAAAATCTCCACCCGCCGGATGTGTCGTATATTACCGAGAAGCCCTGATGCTGTCAAGCCTTCCTGCCGTTAAACTCGCACGAGATGACGTCGCACCAGTTCTTGCACAACCCAGACGGCTTCGGGGGAAACTGGTTGTGCAAGTGGGCATCAGACAGCAGTCCCATATTGACCTTCATCTGGGTCAGGTGATTACCCGGATGGTACTCCTGCCTGTCGCTCTCGCCCGAAAACAGGTAAACGAAAATCGTCAGAATCTTCGCTACCTGCGGATAATGTGCGGCAACGCAGTGCTTGATGAAGTCGTGCTGCATCGAGGCGTCGCGCTTCTTGCCCGTTTTCCAGTCCACACAGATGATGGTTTTCTGGTCGCGGCTGATAAGCATCGCGTCCACGATGCAGCGCTGGTAGGCGGTTTTAGCACCCCAGTCCACAGGCGCGCCGTTGAAGTCCACCGCGAGTTTTACCTCTGCGCCGAGGAAGATGTTGCGCATCCGCGCCAGCGTCCCCATTGCCGGAAGCAGGATAGACGGTAGGGGCTTCCCGTGCTTGAGGTAGTTTTCAATCGCCGCGTGCAGCAGCGTACCGAAGCGCGTGTGGTCGGTATCCTGAAACTTGACCTCACGGGTGATGTATTTCGCCTCGTACTGGCGCGGGCAGGTGAGAAACGTCTGAAGCGACGTCGGTGACTGCGGCATCATTTCTGGTTCGCCCCACAGCCGCTGTACAGCCATACAATGCTGTTTGTCATGGTTTACTCCTTCTAGGCAAATTTAACTTCACGTAGGCTATCGCGCCATACCTTTTCGGCAGTCGTCACGCTACGCCAACCTACACTACCCAGTTCGCCTGCAGCAAACATTGCCCACGCGCCCGTCCCATTACCATGCGCAACCGCTTCCGGTTTTTCATCGTATGCCCACACTCTACCGTTACTATCCATAGCGATAAACTTCGCCCATTCTGGAAGGACAAGTTCAGCACCGTAGTAATCCCGCACAAGACGACTGCCGTCTTCGAGTCGCTCGCACTTCTCCGCCTCGACATAACGCATCGCCACTTGGCACATCTTTACACCCAACGCTGAAAGGAAGTTATTATCTGCTACACCCATTACGCCAGAATGTTTATAAAAAGCATTCCACTGCTGATTTAATGCAACAGGTGTATATGGCTTGCCAAATATGGACGGCAAGGAGTTCATGATGTTGCATAAGGCTGTCTCCCTTGAGATTACATCCGCATTCGCCAGCGCATACTCAATGACTATTTTGGTTTTGAGGTCAAGCATCCAGTCCTGCCCGTCGTCTTTGCAGCAGGTCAAGGTGTCCTTCCAGCTTTCGTCGTCATTAAACCGGGCTATCGCGTCCAAGCGGGTAAGCGCGGCTCCATGCCATATCTTTCTGGCATCCAAACAGTATGGTTCGCCAAGGAACGCAAAAATCTCACCGTCGGCGTTGGCAGCGATATGTGACGCATGGCGTTTAACCTGCAAGATGCGTCCATAAAACAGGACGTTTTTGAATTCTTCATTGATTTTCATAGTGTACCTCAGTTAGTTTGTAGTTAAGAGTCGCTTACGGCGGCGGTCTGAATCAGCCTCTCCGCAAACACATAAACATATGGATTCAAGTCTTGTGTGCCATCGGGTTGTGCCTTGAGCTTAAAACCACATTCAAGCGCGATTTGTTTTACTTGTTCTCTGTTCACCCAAACACCTTCCCGCAGTTGGTGCAAGTACAAAATGTTTGATGCCCTACTTCACGGCACTTCCATTTGTATCGTGTATGAATACACCAGAATTGTCTCCACTTAGCCTTGAAGTCAATCATGCTTTACTCCAGTTAGTGCTTTCCAGCTCACAGGGAACAGGTCGGCGATAATTGCACCCACCTCATGAGCGAGGTCTTGGATTTCTTTCTGCGCGTGGGCGTCGCTGCGCAGGCGGTAGAAGCGGGCAAACGCCAGCAGGCTACCTGTCCATACCCACTCGGTCATCATGCCCTGCGGCAGCAGGAAACGCGCCTGCTCCGGGGCGACACCCATATCGAGGAAGTTGTGATACATAACCTGCGCGCCTCGCATGAAGTCGGTGTAAGTTTCCCGCAGCTTCTCCTGCTTCTCACCGTCTAGCAGCTCACCGCTGCCCTGCTTGACGTTCTCCGCCTTAGCGCGGAACTCTGGCACGAAAAAGCCCGGCGTGGATGATATGTACCTGCGGCTCTGCTCTGACTCAACTAGCCCGATTTTATGTTTGAAAGCCTGCGCACGGACGGCTACGGGCGCACGAACGCGCAGGGTGATGGCGGTATGGGCGAAGGGAATCTCATGCCCGTGCCGTGCCAGATAGGCGATGAGCCGGGCGTTTTCCTCATCGGTGTAAAGCTCCGGGGATTTGTCCATTGACACCCGTGCAGCACGGACAACGCTGTCGTCGTTGCCCATGTGGTCGATATATTCCACGCTCATGTGAATGCCTCCAGCGACGGCGCGCGATAGTTTTTGCCCTTTTTGATTTTGCCACGCTCGTCAAACACCGGCAGTCCGTCCTCAAACTTGCTCCAGTTGGAGGCGTTTACCACCTCCAACGCCGCGTGCAGGTCGTAGCCCATCATGTAGGCAAGCCCAACACAGGTCACGACGAGGTCGCACAGGGCGTCCAGCGTCGGAACGGGCGTGGGGTCGAACTTGGACACGCCCTGCTTCAGTTCGTCGGCGAGGTCGCCAATGTGCGGGCATTCTGCACCGATGGCTTCCGCCAGCTCGGCGGCTTCCTCGAACAAGCAGCCAGCCTGCACCATCTGATTGCGCAGCGCTGGTGTCGGTACGGCGCGGGCAAACCACTCGGCGATGCCGTCCAGCACGTCGTCCTCGAGCCACTCTGGGGCGGCAAAGCATTTCTGATACTCCCGGTGCAGCATCGTGTCCTGCGCGTAGAAGCGGGCATCCTGTGGTGTACCGAATCCTTTTTGGATTTCCGGGCGGGCAGACCCACCGGAACACGTCGCCATGTAAGTACCGTCGGCATCCTGCACGACTGCTAGTTGCAGCCCCATAATGGTAGCACTCCAGACGCCGCAGTCGAACGTCCAGTCTAAGGGTTTCAAATTCATCTCTTTTCTCCGTTTACATCGTCAAGGGCTTGCTGATAGCCTGCCCGAAATGCCTCCCATGCCCAGTTCACCCGGTAATCCCGGAACGTCACGCTCTTGCTGGTGGCGTTGATGGTGAAGTTAAACTTGAGCTGGTAGGCGTTTTTGTACGCGCTCACCTGCCGCTGCCACGCGAGGAAGCGGTTGGCGTAGTGCAGATTGTTGATATTGGCCCTCACAGATATTTCTCCGGGTGTACCGTGACTAACTTGCCGTAGTTCCTGCCGACGTCCACCTCGCAGTCGAGGACGCCCTGCGGAAACCACGGCGGGCTGGTTTTCATCGCCCGGCAATGAATAATCGCTGCTGCCGCTGCGTCCCGTTCCGGCACAACAGACACCCATTCGTCATGCACGTTCAGGTTTATCGGCACGCCTGCTTTGGCGATTTCCAGCGCTTGACATTTGAGAATGTCAAATGATTGTTTCTGCACAAGATTTTCCGATAGGGCGCTTCCCCAGATGCGCTTACTCAGCATCCCTCTGCCTTTCATCTGGTCGTACACGTAGTTGGTTTTACCTTCCTCATCGGCTTCTCTACGCAGGTTCTGATACCAGATGCGTGTGCCGTTCGGGAACAGAATTGATGGGATAACTACGCCGTGGAAGGTGCTTGTGCCGTCGGCGAAAAACATCCGGTCATCTGCACCGCCGAACCACATCTGCTGTCCGCCGTACATGACATCCAGCGCGCGCTGGCAGGTCTTCCAGAACTGGACAATCTTGTGGTTCTTGGTACGGAAAGCCGCGATAAGTTCGTCTGCCATATCCGCCGCTTCTTGATTTTTTTCTAGTAACATCCTATACTTAAATGTAGAAGATGACATACCGTAACCTGCGGCAAGGCAGACGAGCTTGCCCATCTGACGCATGGCTTTTCCTTCTTTCGACTTCTCCACCTTCGCTGCATGCAGGATTTCGTCGTAGGTCTTGTGGTAAATCGCCGCCGCCATATCCACGTAGGGGTCGAGGTCGTCTTGGAAGACTTTTACCAAGTCCTGCTGGTCGGACGCTACGGCGTTTACCCGCAGCTCAATCTGGCTACTGTCCGTCGGTAGTACAATGTGGCCTTGCTTTGCCCGCATACTTTGGCGTAAGATTGGTTCTTTAGAACGCTTCGATAGGTTCTGCCAATTACAGGCTTCACCTCCACCAAAGCGCCCCGTATGGGCAGCGGCGTAGGAAAGGTAAATCGGCGCAAGCCCCCGACTCGCCATATCCAGAAACGTCTGGGTGCGGGTCGCTTCCATACTGGACTGCGCGCCTAGTTTGGTTTCAACCAGCAACTGCACCGTTTCATCATCATGGTCTTTGAGAGCCAAAAATTCTTGGTCGGTCTTGCTTACCGCAGGAATTAGCTGTTTCTTTTTCTCGCTCCACTTCATCGGGCAATCCACACCCAGATTTTCCAGCAGCTTGACAAATTTCGAGCTGCTGCGCAGGTTCTTGTGCAGGTCGTCGAGGTCGGCAAAGCCTAGCGCGCCTGCCAGCACGGACAGCTTCTCCTGCCGCTCCGCCTCCAGCCGCACAGCATAGTCTTGCAGGAGCGGAACGTCTAGGTCGAACGCTGGCTTTGTCCACATCTTGGTCGTGATGTCGCTCATCAGCAGCTCGCTCACCTGACACATGGGCAGCATATAGCTGTAAAGCTCGTATCCCAAGTCGCTGTCGAGTATGCAGTAGTCGCCGTAGGCTTGCCACTGCGCCTCGGTCATGTCGTCGGCATGAACGCCTAACATATCGTGGACAGTCCCGCGTTTCTGCTCTGCTACAAGCCCCTGCGCCTGCATCCAGCCGGACAATTTAGCGAGGCTCTTACCGCCTGCTACGCGGTCTAGCGCAGACAATTTCGCCATGATAACGGTGTCCACGGTGAACAGCGGGTGGACGTTGTAACGCAGTCCTAGTATGCCCTGGTCGAAGGTGCAGTTGTGGGAAATAAACGGTGAAGTTTCATAGGCTTGGACTAATTCTTTGATATAAGGTAACCCTTCTTCCCGACGGTAAAACTCGGCAGGGTTGCTGCCGACCTTCACCGAAACTCCAATCATTTCAAACTGATTGCAGCGGATATATTTCTCCGTAGTGATTTTTGAAAGGGAATAATCCTTGTCGTAGTAGGTTTCAAAGTCTATGACGATGGGCAATCCCCAGTTTATTTTGGACGGGTCGCGATAAAGGTCAGTCGGGGTCATTTGTTTTCTCCGTTATTAGTTTTAATCCGGGTAAACGCGCAAGCTGTTTACTGCGTGATGCACGCCTATATTCATGCAGTACCCAACCACATGAATCGCAGCAGAGTCAGTCCTGCCTATTGTCCATATCCCACCCTTATACTCTGGCGCATCAACATAACTATAAATGCTACCATCCGCGCATGTCGCTACACATTTATGATACACGGGGATGCTGATTTTCTCTCCAAAGTATTCGACTTCCCGCATGGGGCGGGGGGAGAAGTTTTCCAGCTTAGGTGAGGTTGTCTTTCCCCACCCTTCTGGTGGTTCTAACCTGAAAATGTCGTACATTTTGTAAACAGCTGATTCGTAGGCGCGGTATGCGCCTTCGTAATAGTCTTTATAACAGTCATGCGGGTCGGTTTTGGAGATGGCTTCGTCCGATTCTTTGACTAAATACGATTGTAGTCCCTTTATCTTAGCAAGGAGTTCTTCTTTTTGTAGTTCGCGCAGGTCGTCGTTCATTAGTTATCTCCTGTCAGTTGCTTGGTAATATCTGCACGTTCGTCATCATCCAAATAGTGCAAGGTGTAATTGGCTTGCAACTCCTTCCACTCTGTAAGTGTTAGACCCATCGCATCTACTAACGTCGATAGGTTATATCCGTCACGGCAATGACAATAGCCAAGAAGTTGCGCTTCGGCTAGACCTAATTGGTATTTATCAATCATTTGTGCCTCCAATATTCACAAAGAACGATAAAGATAAAGAACCCGGTGTTAGCGAGTGCTAAGAAGATAGCTAAGTCTTTCCCAGCCATTTGTTTTCTCCTCACGGTCTTCTCGCCAATATAATGCCTAGATACGGCAAAACTTCTGATACGACTATCTCCATACCTAGTACCGTATTCGGCTCTCCGTTAAAGGCGGCGTCAGAGGATAGTCCCGCCGCAGCACAAAACGCTTGAAAGGTAGCTACGTCCAGCACTATATGGGTAGGCTTTTTCCCGGTGCGGTGTATATATTCTTTACGCGCAGAATCAAATACCGGCAATAACTGCATGAGTATGTCGTTATTAAGGTCTATACGTTGGTTCATGATTGTTCTCCGTTATTCATCTTCTATCGGGTAATGGCGAAGGGTGTTGATAACATCGTTGGCAACGCCCGGCTCAAACGTACCGATACGCACGGCATCTATTTCATAGCGCTGCGGGACTACCCATACCCCGTGCTGTTCTTCTGGCTCTATCGGGTAGCTGAACACGCTCCCGTCGTCATCGGTTGCCACCCACTCATGGTCTGAGGGAATGCTGATTTTCACGCCGAAGTAATCTACTACCCGCGTAGAACGATAATTAAAGTGTTTGTGTTTCATTTTCCCTCCTTCACCCCATGCAGCGGGCAATCGCGAGTAATCCACCAGTAATTTTCCCCTGTCCCCTGCCCATGATTGTTATCAGGTACGGAGCAGATGCAGCCTTGTTCGATTGCTTCATCGCTTCCGGGGTTTGGCGTTATCGTGTTCACACCTGCACCTCCTGAAGGCTATCTCGCCAGTTTGCTATACTTGTTGATTCATCCCGCCAAGCGACCTGCGTTGATGCACCGGACTTGCCGTGTATGGCGTTCCCCCAAATGTCCCACGGCGTTATGCCCGGTTGCACTTCAAACGCCATAACAGACCCGTTGCAGTTCATAGCTATCCATCTTGCCCAACCGGGGACTACTACGTCCATACCGTAGTAGTCTTTGACTATGCGGGATTCTGGGTCTTTTGAGTTGGAAAAAAGATTATCACGTAGTAAGCCGACAACAGGGGATGCTTGCAAGCATGGCGGCGCTGCGTGTTTCATGAGTGCATTAAAGGTATCTCTTACGCTGCAATTTACTGATTTGGAACGAATAGCATCAGCAATATCGTTAATGATGCTGTGCATTGCTTTATAAAATTCGATTTCACCATGTAAAGAATGCGCCGCATGAATCTTACCTACAGCCACAATCATCCAGCTCTGGTCTTGTGGGCAATAAGCAAGGGTCTCTTTCCAGTTATCACCTTCAAGTTCCATGTAGGATTCAAGACTCCAGATTCCTGCACTACCTGATTCCCATACTTCTTGGTTGTGAGGAATGTATGGTTCGTCTTCAAACGCTCTCATCACGCCATTTTCATCAACAGCTATCCATTTGGCATGGACGTTTACACGTAGAACATGACCGTAAAACATAACGGTCTTGTTGGATGTTTTAAGTTTCATAGTCTTCTCCTTTTTCTGCTATCTGCAACACGTTGTAACTCGGTATCGTCAGAGTAGTCTTCAAAAATATATTTCTTGCTCATTCTGGCATTTACCGTGCACCAGCCACGCAGATAGAAAGCACCAACTGTAATAAAGCACCCGCAATCCACACCTCCGGCACAGTCACTATGCCGATAACGTTCATTAACAACACGCCGATTACCACTGCAACACCACCAATCATTCGCGCGCTGGGATATAGTTTATCCGTAAACACAATCGCCTCCACTTCTTTGTGAAACGCCCAAAGCAAACAGCCTGCGGCGGCTATCAGTATTGCTACATCAAACGCCTGCACCCATAAAAGGGGATATGATTCGTTCATTTCTGCACCTCCCGCAAACTATTACGCCATTTATCTCCAGCGGTATTCTCGCTACGCCATCCTACAATAAACGCTTTGCCTATTCCGTACGTTGACCATGTACCATTATAGTTGTCACTCTCGACCACTTCCGGTTGTGCTTCATACGCTCGCACTCTACCGTCATCACCCATAGCGATAAACTTCGCCCACCTTGGAATGATAAGTTCGGTGCCATAGTAGTCACGAATAAGAAGACTGTCGTCTTCAGGATAGACGAATTTCTCTGCGTCGATAAAGAGAGGCGCCGCAGATTTCATTTTCAGCTCATCAAGAAATTCCTTGCTTGCTACGTTATCCACACCTGAATGCTTGCGAAAAGCATCCCAATGCTGGCTAAGAAAACGTTTACCTAACGGAAATGAATCAATAACACTACACAAAGCATCTTGCCGCTTAATAGCGTTCGCCTCCAGCAACGCATACTCCACAACTATCTTGGTTTTGAGGTCGAGCATCCACTCATGTCCGTCCCCCGCACAGTATGTCAATGTGTCCTTCCAGCTTTCACCCGGCTCGAAAGAAACCGTTACCCCTGTGCTGTAACCGTATGGACCTTTCCAAACACAAACACACTCACCCTCCACAATAGATGGTTCACCAGTGTATGCAAAAACGTCCCCGTCACTGTCCGCTGCGAGGAACACCACGTCAGCATCAACGTGCAGGATATTCCCGTAGAACAGGACAATTTTTTGTTCAGAATCGAATTTCATAACTACTCCCTCAAAGTTTCTTTTCATTTGTTTTTCCAGAACATAGCATCGGTCAGTAGGGCGATGCCCGCGAAAGCTATCGCGAACACCGCACATACCAGACTGAAGCACAGGCTGCCGATGAACCAGTCCCATGCGTGGGTAAGGATAAAGTCAATCATCACGAAGCATCCTCTTGGCGCGGGCTACCGCCTCATCCTGCGAGAAATACACCAGCCCACGGCGGAACAGACAAACGTCCGCGGCATGACCCTCCCACTCGTGCTGGAGGAAAAACTGTGGTGAACCCGGCATGGGGACGTAATACACCTGCCCGATACGCAGCGCGTCCTTTAGGCGGGTATCTTGCTCGGGCTTTGCTGCTGCGATAGCGTCTCCTATCGTCAGGAAGCACTTGTTGCGCTTCAGGTGGGTAACGTTCACCGGGTTGCCCTCCCACTCCCACGGGGCGTACAGCTCTGGCTTATTCGGTTCAGGCGTGTAGTAGGTCGGATACATAGCGAATATGCACAGAAGCCCCTGCACACGCGCCAGATGCTCGTATAAGCTCTCGTAATAGCGCGTCGTGCCATCCGGGGATTCTTCCAGCATAGTGGCGATGACCGGGTGCAGCACGCCCATCGAGGCTGACGTCGTGAAGAACCGGGGAAGCCCTCGTTCTACGCACATACGGATAATGAGTTGTTGCTTAGCTGAATCGGTGCGAATGACGTCTTTCAGTTTATCCCACAGGGATAATAATTCCTTCGGGGTATATTTGCTAATACCTAGAAAAAGGCTGTAAATATGTTCTTCAGTCATGATTAACTCCGTTGTATTTGTGGATTGCTCCGAACCAATTATGCGCTCCCAAAGAAAGCACAATGGAAGGGACTAGTTTGTTGTTAATGAGATACCCCCAGACGTATTCGTCGTCGTAAATAATGCCGTCTTTCTCAGCAAGGGTTTTTGCCCCGTAAACAAAAAGGTGCAGAAATTCGTTGGCTAGACGTGTCGGAACAACCCACGTGCTACCAGAAAGCCGCCCGCCAGACTCGAAAAATGTCGCGACGTAGTCAGCGAACTCGTAGCTCCACGCGCGCGGGACGGTAGGGGTCTGCTCAACCTTGCCATACCAGCGAAGCGCGCCAAAATCAACCCATGCTGTGTGGGTGGCTTGGGAATACTTGTACGCCGCGTTTTCGACAAATAGCGCCTTTAGCCACATCACCGCGATGTATGGCATAGTCAGCGGCTCTTGTACCGTTTTGTCTGCATACTTTTCGGCTATTACTTCCGAAAATCTCTGCACCTCGCCTTCCAGCGAAGTGTCGATGTATGCGGGTGTCTCCCTGCCTTCCAGCAGTTTTTCGATTTCTGGCTTCAGCACCTCGCTGGTGTAAACCGTCATCGGGTTGTCCAGCTTGGCTAGCGGTTTGAACCGTTCCAGATACCACGGCACGGAACGCTCGTCCGTGCCGGGTAAACCCTTCCAGCCAATATCGAAAAAGGCTGTAACGACGTGCGGCTTCACAGCATTCCCTCTGACCAACGTTTAGCGTCGATATCGGTCAAGAAACACAAGCCTTTCTCAAAACGGTGTTTGTCTTCTTTGCTTTCTTTCCAGATAGCCATACCCGGCTGGTTGCCTTCGTCCAGCGTGGCGTAGAAATACCACTCGCCTTTTTTGATTTTCGCGGCGAACCGCACCATGTTGCACCATTTCTCTGCCAGCCGTTCGTTGTAATCTACAAGCTCATATCTAATCTTCTGGCACTGGATATACACCGCCGTCGGGAAACAACCGTTCAGGATAGCCTCGCGGACAAACTCCGCCTGTTTGCGCTTAAACAACTCTGCGGCGGCGTTGCGGTCAGCCTCCGGCAGACGGTTATCATGTAGATAGCAAAACCAATATGCCAAACTGGAAAGGTCAGGGCGGTCATCGGTGAGTAAGCCGTGGCGTAGTTTGTCGAGTAATCCTTCGTTCGGCGGGGGAGAATTAAACGCCCGCAGGAACGTTTTAAGTTTGGAATCATCGCTGTACCTAATTTTGTCGCTATTAGTAATATGATGTGCAATCTCCCATACCGTATAGCGACATTTTAAGTCCACCATCCGGTATATTTCCTCATTCATTTTCTGTACTGTAGCAGCGAGCCTAGTACGTTGCAGCTCGAACTGCGCGCGAATTTTCAGGTCTTCGGCACACGCCGGATGGTAATAACCGTCGTACAGTAATTTATATACCGCAGCAGGGACACGGTGTCCCTTCAGAATATGTTTCAATTTTTCTAGCGCGTAGGACTCGATGTTTATGCGCAGCTCCAGCACTACTTGCAGCAACGCCCACCAGAAGTTCTGCGGGATTCCACCTGCTTCTTTTTTGGCATACTCCAGCCGATATTTAAGGGCATCAAGGTTCATTTGTTTGCTCCTGTTTCGTGTTCGATGAGCCAATCAAGGTATTGCTTGGCTTTCTCCAAGTCCCGCACGCCGCCTTTTTCTTTGTAGCGAGCGAGGTATTTAATTATGTTCCCCCGCAGGAAGCCTGCGTATTCGGCAGGTGCTAGCCAGCTTCGCAGTAGGTCAATCGGCTGCGGGTTCATCTTGAGGTAGTGGTCGCCGCCGACCTGATGGCGCGGCGATTCTTTCGCAGGGTCTTTCATTTTCCCCACCATCTGTTACAAGGAAACGTGTACGCCTCCTTCATGTGTTGCAATAATGTATCCGGCGATGCCCACATATAGGGCGGCACAGGCGGCGCTTCGTGTCGATAGCGCTCGCGCAGCTCCTCGTAGCCCCACAGGCAGGCGTAAGCTGACCTAAGCACGGTAACGTGCAGCTTGCCGGGCGGTATCGGGTTGCTGATGGCGTTACGCCATGCGCAGGCGAACAGTCCCAGAAAACCAACCTTAGCAACCGCTGCGGGCAATTCGTCCAGCGCTATGCTCGGGATAACCACCCAGAGGTTCAGCTCCGTGCCGACCTCCGGGTAAATCGCCATGCCGCCCATCAGGCACGGTTCTCGCGCGATGCCGCGCAGACCACACAGGGCTTCGCACAGCATATCGCCGTGGGTCTGCGACGGGTAGTCATCGTCCGGCACGTGGTTGATGAACACGCGGGAAGCGATAACATCAGATTCGGTGTTGTATCCCTGTATCGTCACCAGCGGCTGTGTCATCGGCAGCGAGAACTGCACCGTTCGCGGTTTCTCGTCCTTTAGCAGCTCCAGCCATGTCAGACCCCACCCCGTGCCTTTGCGGGGCTTACGGGGCGGTTTATGCGCGCCCATGTCAGCCTCCCATCGCGGCGGCGATTTCGGTTTCCAGTTGCGCAAGCGATTTAGGGTTCACGTCTCCTGCACCGATAGCCGCTGCAGTCAGCCCGATAGCCTCCTCGTCGGCGCTGGTCTGTAACTGGCGCCTGAACAGCTCCAGCGGACTGCATAGCGGCTGGATGCTGTGGGGCCTGCGCACCGAGGTCAGCCATAACAGGCGTTTCCGGGGCAGGCGGCGTGATAGGACTCGCCGCAGGGGCAGCTTCTTCCGCCGGTTTTTCTTCTTTGGGCTTGCGGGTGCGCTTGGGCTTTTCGGCAGGCGCGGCGGTTTCCAGCGCTTCCACGCGAGCCAGCAGGGCGGCGACGTCCGCGCGCAGCGCATCAGCGTGCTTCTCGGCAGCTTCGGCACGGGCGATGGCTTGGGCGGCGATGTCGTTGGCAGCGGCTGCGCGGTGGATAGCCATGTCCAGTGCAGCGAAGGCTTGCGCTAGCGCTTCCGGCATCGGGAATTGAGATGCTTTGCCACGGATAACCCAGTCAACAATCTTGGTGAAGTTGTTGTACATCAGGTCAAGGGTGTCGCTGTTTACTTTCGAGGAAAGTTGAGTGTTAGGAAATTGGTTTGTCATGGTATCTCCAGTTGTCATGAGGGTTTTCGGGGGATAAATCTATACGGTTTCTTCCGGTTCGTCAAGCGCGGATTCGTCGTTATCCGGCTTGGCGTCTGATGTTTCAAGGGAAAGCCATGTGTCGTGGCACTTCTCGGCGAGGTAATCCAGAATGACTTTAACCTCTTGCTGTGAGCCAGCGTACTGCTCCAGCAGGTCGGGGTCGTAGATGCCGTCGCGCAGGATGTCGCTCACGCCATGCACAAGGCAGTAGTCCACGGCGTACTGAGTTGACCATGAGGTCAGCCCTTGCACTTTGGACTGCGAGAGGATGCCGTTGTTGTACATGATGTAGGCGGCGACGCCGCGCACCAGAATGAAGTGCAAGGCAAGCGCGATGCGCTTCGGGTCGTCACGGATAACCCGCGCCTTCTGGTTCAGGGCGATGCGGCGTCGGGCTTGGGCAATTTCGCCCGCGTTGTGTGGCAACTCCAGCGCGCGGTCATAGTCAATAAGCCGCTGCTCGGTAGTGGCAAGACGTTGCTCCAGATGTTTGATGCGGCGCATGGCTGTGTTGATATGGTGTAGCAGTGAGGCGTTGATTTCTTTCTGTTCCATTTAGTTCTCCCATGATATTTGAATGTAGCGTTTCGTGTGGTCAAGGCGGAAGCCGATGCGGCGCAGATGGTTGTAAAAGCCGCTGTGCAGCCTTCTTGGAAGCGTTACAACCACCGCCTTGTCTAGGTGTCGGGTCGTTACCAGCGTGGGCTTGTAGCAGCCGTCAACCTGCTTCCAGAGGTCGAAACCCAAGTCCTTGCGGCAGTAGAGGCGCAGACGCTTTAGCTGATGGTTACGCGCCAGCACCTGCGCCAGCATGACCGCACGCAAGGCTTTGGTTTGCTGTCTCGTCATAATCCTAGCAGGTCGAGGATGTGTAGCCATATACCGGCGATGAGAAACAGCAGTACCGTCATGTGCCTTCCCCGTCGCCGTCGATTACATCGAGGAAGTCTTTAAGTCGTTCTGCAAACGCTCGCAGCCAATACTCATCCCATTCTTTCGGGATGTTCTCCAGAAACGCTTTGGTTTTCTTCGCGATGAACGCGCTAATATCATCGGTGCGCTTAAAAACGCCTGCGATGGCTATCGGTACATAAGTCGGGCTGTCCAGCTTCTTGGCTTTCTCCATGAAAATGACCATGAAATTCAGCTCCAGCCCGGCGCCGCAGCTTTCTACAAACTTCTCGCGGTCGAAATTCGCGGGCAGGTTGTCTTGCGCGTGGATTGCGTCGCGAGCGGCTGCTTCCGCCTTCGGGCGGTACAGTTCCGTCAGCGCCATAACGAGTGTAAGCGCGCCCATAAGTTCAAAGCCATTGTTTCCTAAGTTGTTCATTTGGTTTCTCCTATTTTGTTTTCAAGAAGGGTGTGGTATTTGTGAAGGACGTCCTTCACGTAAGGTTTAAGCTGTGAGGCAATGCCGCTCACGCCTGCATAAGCCGCGCTGTGGCGCTTCTTCCGCAAAAGATTGACAAGTTCTTGCGCCTCAATCTTGGAAAGGCAAACACCAGCGGCGAGGTCAGGGTAGTACACCACGCCCTGCACGTCTTGCGCTATCGTGTACAGAATATACTTGGCAGCGACGGGCATCTTGGCAGTCGCCAATGCGTGTTCCGCCGCTGTAGAGTTTAAGTCAAAGAACCGCTCCACCCCGTAGCGCGTGAGAAATTTCCGAATGCTCGTCTCCAGCTTGGCAGCAGTGGGGGCGTTCCCATCCAGCCTTGCCACCTTAACGCACTCGTACTGGATGCGGTCGCGTACCACGTCATAGTCGCTCTGCGCGTTGGTCGTAGTAACGTACCAGATTTCCCTGTCGATACCGCTAAACTCCGCACTCGCTTCGTACCGGGGAATATTCACCTCTCGCATAGCGGCTCGCGCCTGCCGCTGGTGTTTGTCGGAAAGCGCCTTGCCGTCGTCATTAACCCGTGTCGCGCGGTGCAGCAGGTCGCCCTGCACGTGATACAGCCAGCCTGCCGCGTCCAGCAGGTAGCGTTTGCGGCGAGGAAACCGGAACACATCCAGCCGGTAAACCTCCATCGCCTCCCAGATAGAGGTACAGTAGGTAACTTCAACCGTGCACTTGCCGGTGAAGAAAACCACAACAAAGGGCTTGCATGCAGGGAGGTTCAGCTTAATGACGCGCCCGTTGAGGGCGAAAGTAAATCCGTTCATAGTTCACCCACCAGAACATAAACGCGCAGGTGCGTGGGGTCCCCGTAAACCACGCTGTGCTGTTTCTTATCCTGTTCCACTAATACAGCTAAGGGGGTAGTGCCATCCGCCGGGTAAATACGCACACGGTTAGCAATAGCGCGTGGGTTAATGTGTATAACATCAGTCTTTCTGTATGACTCATTGTAGCGGGTAACAAGCTCTTGGAAGAAGCCAAAGGGGAAGTCATAACCCCAGACTTTGAAAACCTCCTGAAGCCGCATAGCGGCAACGGTAAGGCTTTTGTTGGTGTTTATTTCTTCAGGGAATGGATAGATAATCATTTGCCAAGCTCCGGGTTAAAGGTTGTTACGGCGTGTTCCATAGCGCCGAAAAATTCCATCAGGATTTCCGCTAAGTCTTCGTTAATGTACAGCCCGTGGGCGCGCCATAGGCGCTCCCCATGTTCGTCAAACTCGTCTGGCGGGTCGCCTGATACCATCTGGTCAAACCATGCAGCCCATTGAGCATCGTCCGCGCCCTCTTTATATTGTAAATAGTGGTAAATCATTACCCACTCGCAGGCAAGGCGCTTCAGGCGGTTTTTGGTTTCGGTGTTCATGTCAAGCTCCTTGTGTTTGTGTAATGGTGGATGATGTTCAACAGGTCATCGTGTGGTATGACTTCCGCATCGCCGAAGCCTGTCTCCCTGATATGGCGAGTCGTTGTCTTACTAAATTTACGCTCAGTCTGGTATCGCTTGCCTGTTGGTAGAGTAACCGCGACGGGTGTCTCATAACTAAAAACTACATCCAGCTCACCCACATAGACGCGGGTGAGGTTGGGTTTAATCATGTGTAAAGTAATCATTCGTCGCCCCCTTGGTCTTCAGAATCGCGCATTGCTGCGCACTCAAGCATCATATCGCAGACCTCAAGCGCTTCTGTGCGGTTTGCATCGCCTTCGGGAATGACGTCCGCCACAATCTGCCGCAGGGTGGCTACCAGCCCGCTGAATTTTTCCCAGCGGTTTACGAATACCGTATGGCGGCAATAGTAGCGGGTGTCGTTTCCCAAAATGGCGAGTGTTACTTCCGCCCGTTGGTAGGGCAGGTGGATTTCAATCTGCCCTTCGAGTTCATCTGTCAAGGGATAAAGCTGTGGCATGGTTTATTCTCCGGTTGTTTGTGGGTAGGGGGCGCAGGTTAAACCCGCAGCCCCATGACGACGACGTTAATGTTGCGCGCCCAGTTATCCTCGCCTACAAGGTGGGCGTGTAGCTTCGTGCCGGTGCATTTAATCTTCGCGCCGGTAAAGTTCTTTTTCGATGGCGGCAGGATGGTGTCCAGCGTAGCGAGGTAGGCGGTGTTTATTCCCGTGACCGGCACGAATGTAGATGCGCAGTCGCCTTCGCCATCGCGCTTCGTTTCAGTGTCGAACATGATGCTGTCGAAGTCCTGCGGTGTTACCATGTGCATATTCGGGAAAACCCCGCCTATGGTGTACAGGTTCATCGTCGATAGCAGGATGTTGCGGCTGTCGTAGCACTCCAGTCGCCATACCGGGTCGCCGCCGGTGGAAATTTTCCCGTCGCTAGATACTGAGGCTTTCTCGTCGGTGGGGTATGCCCGGGTGGTGTATGTGCCTGCGGGAAGTTTTGGCGGGTAGAAGGTAACGCCGTTGGCGGGAAACCACGACGGCACAGGTTTGTCCGCAAAAGCATGGGGCAGGTCGATGGTGATGCCGATATGTCCGTTGGTCGCCCATACCTGCCCGCATGGGGCGAAGTGGATGCCGTTTAAGTAATACCGCACATCTTTGGCAGCGATAAATGCTTTCGGCGCTTTCCACAGGGCGACGGGGATTTCGATGCCGTCTGGCAGCCAGTTGAAATCGGCACGGGGTGAGGTGTTTTTGCTCATGGGTGTCTCCGGTTATGTTTAGGTTGTTTATTGTGGCGGTGCAGACTGCACCGCCGGGGGTGGGGTGGGTCAGATGTAGTACACTACGGGCTTACCCTCATACTCGCCTGACCATAGCAGGTATCCTTCGTCGCTGGCTTGTTCGGTAAGCGCGTCAATGATGGTTTCATCATCGTTGTATGCGTCGTCAGGGTCGTAGTATTCGTCGCTGACGTCGTCGGCGGTTAGCTCCTTAATGTCGCAACATAGCCCGATGACGTCCAGCTCGTATGGCTCGTCGTCGCCGTATGTTTCTTCAAACATTTCTATGAGCCTCTCGTAAACCCCGTAAGGGTAGTAATCGCGGTCATACTCTTTGAACTGTTGTTGCAGTTGGCGTGCAGATGTAATGGGTAGAATTATGGATGCCATGATTTTTTCTCCGGTTTGTGTTAGGGGTTAGGGTTGTTTACAGGTGACGGGCGGGAATGCGTGGCTATACAGCCGCGTTGAGTTATTCAGCGCAGTGGTGTAGCGGCGCATCCGCCGCAGCATGATTGCCCGCAGTCTGTCGTAGCGGGCGTTGTCGCGCGCGCTTAGGTAGTAGCTGGTCGGAAAGCCCGGCGGGCTCATGTGGTAGCCGTTAAGGGTTTTGTCCGCCGCCGTCTGCGCGCGGATGAAGATGTCGTCGTAGTGGTCGTAGCGGTACTTCAGCAACGCCTCGCACAGTTCAGGGCCGACGGTCTTGTTGTAAAGAATGCCCGCGTGGTAGCACCTGCCTTTGAAATAGGTTTCGGGGGTGGCGTGGGGAAAGCGCTTGCGCACATGGCGGTTAAGTGCCGTGCGGGGATAGATGTGGGTTTCATAGTCGGTGTAGTCGCGCATGGTTCACTCCGGGTTGGTTGTGGGTTGCTGTTTGGGCTGTCTCTTAAGTCGCGTGTTGCGCGTCGGATGCCGATTGGTTGAGTGTGGTCGGCGCGTCTGCGGACGTGGGTGTGTCGGCTGGTAGAAGGTGGGAATGGGGGTGTGTAGCAGCATGGGAGTTTCTCCGGTTGTTTGGGGGGACGGCGCAGGGTGCGCCGCCGGTGGTGTGGGTTAAATCTGCATAGCAAGGGCGGCATTTAGCGTCGGCGGGTTCGCCTTGTAGTGCTTCATCCATGCAGTCAGCGACGCGCTAAAGGCTTTCGCTTCTTCCACGTCGAGGTTCACGATATATCGTGAACCAACATCCGTATAGAAAAACACATCCAGCCCGCCAGTATTATGACTGTCGGAAACCTTTGTTACTTTCCACAGGTAGGGGCTGAAGTACTCTTCTTTGACGTGCTTGCGCGCGGCAAAGGCTTCGGCAAGTTGTTCGGGGGTTGGTGTTGGCGTATCCTTGTAGAGGTTATAGCCGTCGCCAATCCAGGCTTTTCCACTTTTGAAATTATGAAACTTTTTCATGGGGGTTTCTCCGGTTATGTGGGTAGGTTATTCTGCAAGAGCGGTGGCGAGTATCTGTCGCGCGCGGTCGATAACCGGGTCGGGATTAACAAGTGCACTAGCGTCGTTGTTGATTGCGTCCAGCAGGTATCGGGCGTCGCAGTAGTCGTCCGTTAACCAGTTGCCCCACTCCCACGGGGGAAGCACCTTTCCATCGGCATCTGTGACGTCGCCTATAAATACATCCGCCACGTCTTCGAGGGTTCCTTCCACGCCGTAGTAGGGCGTGAAGTACCACATGGCTACGCCGTCGCTTGTGTCCACCAGCGCTTGGGATTCCTCATTGGAGAGAAATACGAAACCGCTGTTCGGGTTAAACGCCAGCTTCACGTCGCTGGCATACCAGCTTTCTGGCAACTGGTTGTATTGCTTCCCGTCGCGGTATTGTCCAGCGCGGGCATAACTGCGTAACAAGTTAGCAGCAATCTCAATTTCACGCGCGCCGAAATTGGCGAGGTTGAACATATCAATTTCTTTCATGGTTTTTATCCTTTTAGTTGTGGCGGTGCAGACTGCACCGCCGTGGGTTGTTTGTGGTTAGGGTGGGGGCTGTTAGTCTTGTATCGGGCGCCCGTGCCATACCATCATGTCGCAGCGGTCGGCGAGCCTGCCGCTTGTGGCGAGGGCGCGGTTAGCGACGGCTATGGCGCGGTCGTACTTGGCGCAGACGTCTGCGGGCAGGTAGTCGCGCAGGTCATCCCACAATCCGCAGCCTGCGGCGTCCGCCATGCCGTGGGTGGTGTTGATGATGCGGCAGGCGACGAGGTAAGCGCGGGTGCAGACGCGGTGTAACATCGCCGTAAATTCTGCGCTTTCCGGGTCAGCCGGTATCGCCATGTTGGCAATCGGCGACGCGGTTATGCACTGCGCCAAGGCGTAGCCACGTAAAAAACTTACGGGGTTGATTTGCCCTAGCCGCACAAGGTGGCGCCGCTGATGCCGATTGGGTTCGGGGCTGGTTCTTCTCGCGACGATTACATCGCGGGTGTAAGCGAGGGTTTGGGATTGGTTGCGGGTTGTGGTGGTACTCATTCTGCACCCCCTTCTTCGTCGTCGTCCTCAAGTTTGAGGGTAATCCTCGCCGCCATGAGGTCGAGAATCATCTGCGCTTCCATCATCGGGTCGAAGCCTTCAAAATATTCTAGGCAACGGCGCCAGCCTTCGGCGAGCATGTCGAGTAATTCCGCTGCGCTGGTAGCGTCACGGCGGTCGGCAATATCCCAGAATGGGTCAGCGGCATAGCGCGCCGCAGCCAGAGCCTCATCCGCAGCGGCTTGTGCGTCCTGTATGCAGTCATCGTATTCGCCATTCAGCAACGCGATGGCGTAGCGGTCACCATCTGTTACTATATACCGCGCCATATAGGCGGCGTAGTTGCCATATTTTTCGATGAGGTCTTGGTTTTGCATGGTTTTGACTCCTTTA